CCATCTACGACAGTGGTTTTGTCCTTTCTATACCTGAGCCCCGCGTCGGCTTTGAAGTCCTTCGGAATACCTAATTTCTTCAGTACAGCATCTGCAACGGTATCCTTTGTATACGTTACCGCCCCAACAGCTAATATTGCATCTGCTAAAAACGCCTTTGTCTTACGTGAAACTAATACCGCATCAGCTGTGAATGCCTTATCCTTATAGAACTTCAGAGTTTGCGGACACTCAAAATACGCTGCTGCAGAGCCAACAGTAGTTTGATCTACAACATCCGTCGTACCATCATAATAAGTATGGGCCGTATACGCAGCTGTCTTAACGTTGTTAAGGTAATACCATATCTCTACGACGATCCTGTCTCCATCAAGAACAGAGAAATCCCCAACTGCACCAGTAGATGTATCTATAACTCCAGTCTCAGCAGTGTAGTCTCCATGTGTGTCAGTTACCGGTCCTACGATGGTTTTTACATTCCCGGAACCTTGCCGATAAACGTATACAAAAATATCCGCGTATTGGTTTTGCAGGGTGCTGCTCTCCATCTGCGCGGTAGCAACTTTCCAGTTCGCTTGTCCACCGGTTAACGTCTGTGCTGCTAGTTCTGGGGTTATAAACAACCTCATCAGTACATATCTAGCAACACCAGCGTTGTTATAGCTCCCTGAGATGTCCTCTTGACCGGCATCGGGCGCAGGGAGCATATCATGTACGACGTTCTTATCAGACGGCACCGTCGGGAAGTAATCGCTTCTGCCACTTACGCCCCCAGTTGGATAGTTTCCAGTGGCGTGTGACTCTCTAAGATATAACTTCGTTACCAATCACAGCCACCATCCATTCCCGCGATTTCCACATCGGGAATAGCTTCTCATCGTTCCAATTTTTCCAAGTAATCCTGGTCTCTGGGTAATCAGAATCTTCGAACCAAAATGTATACCCGGATTCTAACATAGCAGGATTCGCAGGATAGATATGGCATTCATTAGGCCGATGCTCGTAATTGTCGCATAATCCTTGAGGAGTAAGATGTATGCAGTTCTCTGGACAGCATATCTTGCCACATCTGGCACACTCACCCTGCCGAACTAGCATTATTCCTTCATCTCATCGTCAGTCAGAATCACATTTCCATATAGAATATGATCCCCTACAAAGTGGTTTATAGTCTCTATATGGCCATCGGGAAATACGAAGTTCACGACTTGGAAATTAATGCCATTCTTGGTCTCCTGCCAGCCAACGAGCCATACAACACCCCGTTGACCATCGTTTCGGATGAATGTTCGTCTTCGAGCGATAAGTCTCATCCCTTTTTGGAGATGCAAAATAACTTTTGGCTCTCCAGTGGTCGTTTCAACTAAATCAAATCTTACAAGTCTCTCCCTATCGATATCCTTGTAAAGATTCTCCCGACCACTTATGTCAATTTGAGGTAGCGTAGTCCCATCTTGGTAGACCGCCACCCAGAAAAACAAAAGACTCATTGTATTGAGCCCCTCTTGGGTCCTTTTCTCTATTTCCTCTTAGATTTCGTCGTACCTATACGTCCAGGTTTCGTCTGCTAGATCTCCAGGGCTTGCAGTATCGATGACCTCCATCTGGACCACCGCGTAGTTCGTAGTCTCACCGATAGCATCCATCTTCGATCCCGACTCGGAAATCGTGATCGCCTTCGGTGCTGCTGAACTAAACGAGAATATGTTCGTCCTTGCCGTAATGTCAGTGTGTTTATTCCCACCTGAATCCATCCTATCTCCAGTATCCCCTGGCGTTCCCGTCGCGAGATCATACCCTGTAGTTACCGTTGAACTATGCAACGGCTGTTCGTCGCCTATGTATGTCGCTATCCCAGTCCCGAACGGAGTTGTATCCGTGTACAGCTTGACGTTGTCTATCTGCGTGAACGTCCCCGCTGTGACTTTGAGATAGATCTGCTTCCAGTACGAGTACTTTGTCACCGAAGCGACAATCGGTATAGGGTCGACCGTATCTATCGTCGCATTGTCATTCGTTTTGAATCGTAGATTCGGTGGGCCTAACGCGTCAACATCCTGCGGCGTACCTGGCGAGTTATCCGTTCCGCCGAAATCAAAGAACACGTGTACTGTTGCAACCATTTTTATTCACTCCTTGACGCGTTTACTTCCTGTTTCCAGGCCAGGAGCGTCATCCCCCCTCTGACACACATCAAAGGCTCACCCAAAGAAACGCGCAATCAACTGTCCCAATATCGCTGTTACACTTGCGATGACGGCCACAATTATCGCAGCCTTCTCCCTCCACCGCAGCGGGTCCCTTCGTGAATCCTTAGCAGATTGAATCTCCCCTCTCAATTTTGTAATCTCGTGGTTGACAAAACTATTCAGTCGGACATTGATCGCCTCGATTGCTGCAGCTTGAAGCTCCTTACAGGCTTTTTCAGTTTCAGTTATTATTCCCAATCGCACATCTATCCCATCCGTACGAGTCTCCAATACTGCAACCCGTTCACCTATTTCCTTAGGTTTCTTGCTCATCAAGTCACCTACTACAGTGTACCAGCTTCGAACCAGAACGTCCCCGTACCATGTGTGTCGTTAACATTCGGTTTAACAGAGATCCTCGCATGCCTCCAGTATCCTCGAATCTCCGTGTTACCGATGTCCTCTCTCAACACCCAAGCTCCTGCGGCAACAACAATATCCGTTAGTCTCGTCGACCAATAGGTCCCGTCTGGAGAGAATTCTATTTGAAATTTGAGATCGTTCGTCGCTGCGGTTAGAACTAGGGTCTTTGATTTGAGACCTCGAATCCCAAACACCCCAGCGGCATCTCCACCAGTGACAGGAACAGGAACATAAGTATTAACCGTTGTTAACTTCGAGCCTTCAGCATGACCTAATACTGGTTTTACAAACATATCAGTCAATTCTTTTCACCTGACACTACCAGTGGGATATTACGCCCCCACTACGGCTTTAGAGGTTGTTAAAAGACTAGACCTCCACTAGTCATCGGATCACTTCAACGCAACGTATATATCGTCGGCAGAAGCTACCCCTGTAAGCGCTATCCCTGCCATGGCATTCGAGTCGTCCTGTTCATCAGCGATTAGCCCCGATGCTGTTCTAGCAGCCTCTAAGTCACCTATATGTACATATGTCACAGTAGCGTACTTACCTACCGTCGGTATCTCTGCTGCACCATTCAACTGGATTTCCTCACTCTGAGCAGCCCCGGTCTCACTGTAGCCATAAACAGCAATGTACTTCGTTGACGCTGCCGATGCTACGAAGTCAGGCTTCGCACAGTGTGCTCTACCGTCAGCTACGGCGATCCTGCCAACACTAAGCGTTCCAGTAGCAATAGTGACTATAGCTAGCCCACCGGAGTGCTCGTGAGCTATCACGTTCCCCGCATGAGCAGCTGAGATCACCACTGCGTGAATCCTCACGAAAGCCTTGGCCCCCGTATCCTCGGTGAGGCCATTCAACGTGTAAGTTTCTGTTTCTAATGCAGCTCCCACAAGCCCGTAGACAGTGACCGTCTGACCTACATCTCCCGCGTCATCACTGACTACGTCTACCGTGTCACCTGCTGGTTGGTTAGCAAAATCCCCTCCGGTCTTTGTCGTGAAGTCTCCTAGAGCCCCACCGACTAAATTAGCATCGAGGAATCTTACAGCCTTCCCACCAGGGCCTGCTTTGATTGGCTTACCAACTTCGAGCTTCCCATACGTCGCTACAGGTGTTATTCCACAGGACTTGAAGGTAATCGGTTCTGCAGAACCGTGAGCGAGTCCTCGGCTCTCTGCTCCGATCACATCAATTGCACTAGCTGTTGCCGCGACTATCCCAGTTCCATCGTGCCTTACGAGACAATGTGCTGTAGTACTGCCATTCGTCGCTAAGGAGTACTCGGAGTCCTTAATAAGACCCCTTAGTATCAGACCGATGTCCTCTACCATGTCTAGTGACCTCCTTAACAGACGTTCGCGATCTTCACTATGCCCACATTCGTTGCATCGCCGGAGCTATTCGGCTGTATCTTCGTTCCGAAGAGTTGTCTAGCTACCCACTCTTCTCCACCGTCATCTAAGTCCTTGTGCGCAGCTGCAGGTATCACTCCACCCGTGTAGACACCGTGTTCGCCGACATCCTCCGAGTTGACCACCAAGTACGCATCATCACTGATCCCTGCAGGACTCCCTGCCAAGGTGTAGATGCTCCCAGGTGGGTGAGTTATCGCGTCGGTATACAATGTCGGTAACAAGCTGATACTATAGTTCCCCTTGATGTAGTCTCTAAGCCTCTGTTGGACGTTTCCTATCAGCATCAGTTTATTAACTTGACCGAAGACCTTAGCTGGAACTACCAAGTTGATGTTCGCCAATGTCTCCATCGTGGTATAGCCATTCGACAACAGGTTGTTCCAGGCGTCGACGATGTTTCCCTCTATGTCAACGGTAGCTCCACCTGAGTTCCACTCGGAGCCAACACCAACCGTGACAGTCGATGCAGCATAGGTTCCTGCGATGAGCTTGTCTAGTATGTCCTTGTCTTTCCAGAAGGCCAGTGCCTCTTGGACTCTCCGTATCGCAGCTTGCTGATCTTGCTGAGCGGCCTGACGGATCTTACCCTCACCAGTTATCGCCCAACGGGCTTCAAACTTGTATAGGGTATATCCATACGGAGTCCACGTGACACGCTCGACCTGTACCTTCGCACCAGGGGCTAACGGATAGTTACCTATCAAGTTCCCTGGGAAGGAGCTTGCTATGTCGATTGTTGGGTATGTCTTAGTCGGTAGCATCTTCACTCCTACACTGAGGAAATCCGCATTACGCCAGATGACTCGTTCGACTACGGCATTCTTTCTGACATTGTCAGAAGTCATCATTCCGTCAGCCATTGCTACTTTCATTGGGTTGGACATGCTTAGCAGCCTCCTATCTTGAGCATCATCTTAATGACGCCCCCTGTGTTGTTTGTCTTCGCTTCGAGAGCTCTTCCTACGACAGACCTGAGCTCTACGAGTGTCGGAGTGGCACCTGCGTAGGTGATCTTATCGACCGTTCCACCTGCGGTCGACTGCAATGTATCACCGATGACAATGTCAACGTTCGTTCCTAAAAGCTGCACTAGTGATTCACCTTCCCGTTGAATGAGACAAGGTTTCGCGGCCTGTGCTGTCCATACGCCTCCACCGTAGCCGTCACCAATGAACTCCTTCGTCGACTTTGTCGCTATACCGTAGACCTGCTCATCAGCTCCACAGAGGTCCACGTGGCCAGTTGTCATGAGTTTGAGAACTCTACCGCCGTAGTCGATTGCAGAATCTGCAATCCTAGACTCGAACTCTTCGCCTCCGAGGCTCATTCTCAGAACTCCACCGTCTACCATTACTTCTTACCTCCTAAGAACATCGTTTCCATTGGTACACCAAACATCTCGAGTGCCGCAGGCTTAAGGTCCTCATCCTTGACTTGAACCACAGTCCCCGCACTTGGGAGTGTCGGTGTGAACTTGGCTAGCTGGGTCTTGTATGCATTCAGCATACGCATCTTCATCGCATGGTCAGCAATTCCCTCGCAGTAGGTCTCGATCTTGAACTCCTTGTCCACCCCTGTGATCTCGCTAACTGCCCTTGCAATCTCCGCAACCTCATTCGCTACCTTCATAGCTCCTAAAGTCGTCTTGACAATTTCGAGATCAGTCTTCAGTGTGTCTACCGTCTTACCCTTCTCGGCAAGCGCTTTCAATACAACGTAGTCCTCTTCGGCAAGCGCTACAACCTTCCCCTTGGGTTCGCCTATAATCGTTGCGCTTTCTAGAAGTGCTTTTCTCTGTGCTTCATCCATTTCCATTTTCACACTCTCTATTCTGTCGATCATAGCGGGTCGACACGCGGGATTCGCTCTTCCTATGGCAACCGCTGTGCCTTGAATCTTCAATGCGTTCATCTGGTCATCCACCCAGACATCGGCCTCCATCGATTGCCCTAAGGGGTATTCACTGGCAACTATCTTAGCTATAATCTCCTTATCCCAGATATAACCCCTGTTACGGATGCAACCATTCTGATACCACGCTGCGGCGTTGAATCCCTTAACGGCCGCCCTCGTTTGATCAAAATGGCTGTCTACTAACGATGTCCCGGAGAACGTCGGTGCTCCTTCGGCTATTACGGCGGGGCTTACGTACTTGATTTCATTGCCGTCTACGCCTCTCCATGTCCCAGGGCAGAGGATTGTGCCTTCGTATTTGATTACCTCACCCAGGGTCTCATAGGAAGTAATCTCTCCACTCAGAACAGCTTTCATCCGATGCACCTGATTGACGTTTTTCCGGGGGTACCACTAACCCCCTTCCGCGTATCCGTATTCTTTTTTAACATTTATAAAGCCTGGGCCCTATGAGAAGTCCTCGGCAAGACCTTGTAACAACCTTGCGACAAGATCCATCGCTTGAGCGTTGACCTCATGACCACATCTCTTCATTGCTCCTTTAATTTTTGTCTTCATAGCTGACCATTCGGCATCTGAGTACCCTCCAGCTGATTGGTTGGCGTCATGATGAATGTACTGCCATGCGGAAACCACATGCGCACAATCAACAGGGTATTTATAATTCGTGGGATCAGCAAACTGTGAATCAGGGATGTCTTTGTACTTCGCAGGCTTAGTCTTATGACCTTCTTCTTTCTTCCCTATAGCATAAAGTACCGCTCGTTTGTCCTGGTCAGGTTCTTCTTCAACTGGATTCGAAGTTAACAGGACTTGTTTCCCATCTACAGGGTTATACCCGCGGGACTCCAACTCAGGGACATACTTCGACAACCCAACAAGACAGGGTTTCTCGAGAGCCGCCTCATACGCAAGTATCAAATCATAACTCGATGCATTCTTGGCTTCATCAAAAGCCTGAGCTTGTTCCTTTACCGTATGGTCATGTAGCCACTTCGATACACTATCCCTCGTAGGGAACTTGTCCTTATGGAAGACAATCGACTGTATTGCCCATTCGTCTTTGCCTTTATACTTGCCGAAGACGAAGCTCACCCCGCCATTCGTCTCCTTCGTGCGGAAATCCTCAAAGAGGCCAGGATCCCTAACCCTGTACCTCCACGTGTTCTCTTTCTCTTCTATTCCCGGCATGTTATCAACTCCTCTTTACGTTTTCTGACTTGTGAACTTATTCTCCGGAGTCACGGCGTCACTCGTAGACCCGGGTTTCCCTCTCTTTGCCTGTGCGGCCTCCTCCTCCGAAGTGTTCGCATTAGGCCCCAATATATTCTGAGACGCGTTCTTAAGCCTCTCTAGTTCCTTGAACAGAAGCTCCCTGTCGTCCTCCGTGAGAGGGTCCTTCCCTAAAATCTCCCTCATTTCATTAATCGTGTATATCTTCGAACTGGCGACTACGGCGACCTGCCTTGTCAAAGTTTCTACATCCTTCGGCAAGATCAACTGTAACTTAAGATCTAGCTGGTTGATCACCTCTAGGTCCCCCTCCAAGGACTCCTTGAGTACCGTCAACAGACTGTCCTTGATAATCCCTGCATAATGCTCAGCAGCAAGTTGTTCGTACGAAGAACTGACCAACTCTGCAGCATAGCTCTCCTTGATTTCCGAACCAACCTTGCTAAAGTAGGTATCCGTGACCGCCTGTCCCAACTGTCTCAGCAAATCATTCGGTGTGACATATGTCGTTGATTTTGGTTCGATAACGGATATTTCGACACCCTTAACATCTCCGACTTTCGGCGTGACATATCCCTGATCGGGCATCTGATTCTTCAACTTTTCTATATAAGCGTCAATAGCCGTTGCCCCTGCTTTCAACGCGGCGGCTTTGCGTTCGTCAATTGTATCCCCTTGGTAGAGACCAGGATTGAGAACATCCGTCAGATCGATCACATGATGCTCCCTCGGCAGGTAGAGTTTCCTCCAAACCATGTCGTTAACCATAGTTTGAAGTCTCCAAAATAGGATCGGTCGGAGGGCTTCAATCGGTGACTGGGACCAAATCCCCCATGTTACCCTCCCTTGGTTATCCGTAACCTCATCGACATCATTTCCTATAGCTACATGGACGACATCAGAAGCTTTATAGACCTTCCATCCAGAGGCTCCTGCGGCTTCGTTATATATATAAACCCCCGGAGGTCCCGATACAATCTCCGGATGGTTCTCCAGGTCTTTCATACTATTTAGTGCCGTCATCATTCCCATCGGTAGCACATTTAATCTTGCATTTGGTAAATCCTTCGTTAGGACTACATCGCCGTCTATAAGAAGTCTCCTGGCGCAGGAATAGAACAACTCTCTGAATCTGAACGCCTCAGCTTTCTTCTGAGCTGCGGTTAATATTGTATTCTCAGCCCCAGAGAGATCCTCCCCTGGATGCAGTATGACCCCCTTGTAAGCTCTCGCTGCCATCATTGCCATCTTAGTTAGAGCAGCATTCAACATCGAATCCCGTCGGACGAGTCTATTGTACAACTGGTACCTGTTTAACCCTGTCTGAAATACCTCAGAAAGGATATCCGTTGCTCCAGGGATTTTGTGGAACAATGTAGGGATGTCAGTTAACGCGACATCCATCTTCGCTGAATCATACTTGATGTGTATTGGTCCTAGATCAATTTGCATTCAATCACCTCACGATACTAAACGGAGCGATCAATGGAGGAACCCACGGGGCAGGAGGCTCCACGCTCGCCGCCCACACGACGTTACACACAGCATCCGAGAGGTCCTTCGATCCACCCTTCGGATGATCAACGTGTTTTGCATTCAATTGAATGAGATTCTTCCATTCTTCGAGCAGCTTCGTATTCGGGGCAACATGTAATTGCTCCGCGTATTGCAACTTGCGGATGATCTCATAATGTTCAAGCTTGACTAGGTTGTTATAGACCATGACCCCAGCAAGTTGCAACTCCTTCTGTAACTCCGGATACTGCCAGGTATCGGAGACGAACATCCCAATTCGAAGATCATTAACAATTCCCGGATAATGAATACTATCCCTAGGATCCCCAAGGATGTCTCTCCTCACGACTAACGGATTGATCTCCATAGCGACCTTCTTACCGGCCTTCTTGATCAATAATGGATCCTTAACTGCCTCTGGGTCGTACCTCTTAACTCCGATAATGTAATACTCATCAGTGTCTGAATCTAAATATCCCAACGCCAACCCGAAGGAGTCCATCGTTCCTGCCGGATCGGCAGCAAGGATCAGATTGACCGGATTAGTTCTTTGCCTTGCTTTCCAATACGCCCATGTAGACCCTGATTCGAATACATTTAACATTGAGTCATTGAACTTAAGGATGCTGTCGTCCTTGTAGAACCTGTCCACTGCAGCTTGCGGGATAGCACCGTAATCCCTCCAGAAGGTGATCGGATCCTCCTTGAGCTTCGCCTGCAGGAACTCCCCGTCGAACGGAAGGTTCGGATTCATCTCCCATGTTGGGAGATTATAGCACTGCGCGTATGGGCTGTTAAGATTATCCCTGTATAACATCCATGATTTGGTCTCAGTATACAACGGAGACGTGATGACGACATTCTTGCCGAAAAACTGGAAACTCGAGGTCGATTTTGACAATGAACTGAATACTAACTCAGCTGAACGCTTGCCTTCCGTGCGTTCGAGCCTGTCTAATTCATCGAAAATGTTGCATTTGACTGTTCGCCCAACAAGAGCTAACGCAGAACTGAGTCCCGCTTTGATTTCGATGTTGTACTTAGGGAACCTGATCTCATTTGCATAGCACTCTGCGCCATATTTCTCGAAAAACGGCGATTTCAGGACGGATTTCTTGACCTCCCAGTAGATTGTGTCTTCGGCTTGTTCTTCGGATGTGGCTACACAGACGATGTAGAACTTGGAACCCTTCTCCAGATGGAACTTTTCCTCGATATCTGGCGAAGTTAGGAGGTCAAACGCCTCATAGCAGGCGATATCTGCACCGAGGCGAGTCTTACCCCCACGCATTCCCGCGATCAACACGAGCAAGATCGTCTTCGGGACGCGGTAAAATGTCTCAAATATGTATTTCTGCATGGGGTAGGGCTTGCGACCCAGGAAATACTCATTCTCGACGAACGAGGCAGGGTCAGTCCTCGCTTGCATCTCCAGATACATCTGCATAGTCGAGGAGTAAACCATCAAAATCACGCTATTTCTGACCTAATTCCTTGCCGAGGAATGCAAGAACCTTCCCACGACAGTCCTCACACAAGTTTGACATGATGAATCCTTGTAACTGATTGATCTGATTCTGTTGGATCCTTAGTTCGACGATGTACTTGGTCTCGATATCACCGTTTAACTCTGCAATAGTCCGAGCTGATGAGCGAATTTCCTTAGCTAGATTTGTCGTTGGACCAATGAGGCTAATATCGAAGTCTCCTTCTGAATCGAGTTTTGTGAGCAGTCTATTCGCAATGTTGTTCATCCTATTAGCGAGATTCGTGAGAACACCCACACCATCGAGCGTTTTCTTCTCCACTGCACAAATCGCGCCGTCAGAACCTGTGGCGACCCTTATATGTTCCTTGAGATGTTTCTCGAAGACCTCTCGATCCACGACGTTGAGTCTTGCCATGGCTTCGGTTACGGAGATCCTCCCTGCGAGAACGAGATTAACCGTGTCAAGATTCTGTGGGTTACTGCACACTGGGCAATCTACCAAATGGGATCCCTCTAAGGAGGATAAGAGCCTCAGGGTATTTAAAAACTTCGTCCCTCAAACTGAGAATTTCTATGATTGGGCTTGTGGGCTTGTGACTTCGTCCGTCGAACTTAGTGGGGTAATCATGAGGAACTGAGCTGCAGACAACTGGATTCCTCGACGGGACAAATTTTGACACGGTGAATTAGTCAGTGAGCGATAGGTTTTGGGAAGGTGACGGGTTTTAACTAGGGTGCATCATGTAATAATGAGGATCATCAATAGGGATCAGGGTGTGAGGTCATAGATAGAGACCCTCAATAGAGATCCTCAAGAGCATAGATAAATAGCGTAGATAAATAGCATAGATAAAGAGTATAGATAAAGAGTATAGAGAAAGAGAGAGTAAGTGAGAAAGAAATGAGAACAGCAACAGCAGCCAGAAACTCTGTATCGCAAGTAGATACAGAAAAAGAGTACATCGTTTCTCTAGATAGAGAGACGACAGCAACTATCTCTGCGGTTGAGAAGTCTCAACTCCAGAGAAGTCAGATATCTATAGATGGAAAGGTTCCTTGGATGACATCAATTCTACCAAGAATAAGAGGAGAGAAACTAACAGTGTGGAGATTATATGTCTCTATACAGCATACCTACGGAGAAAACAGCATCAGTCGAATGAGAGTATATAAATACCTCAATTCACTAGTTACAAAGAAGATTGCAACGAAAGAGTTCGATGTATACCAAGGAGCAGATGTCTACACGATAGATAAGTAGAACAAGTAGATTAGGTAAGTCTACATCCACTCGTTTTTTAGAGACAGCAAGAGCTGATAGATCAAGGATCTAGATGAGGCACAGATAGAGAGAGAGACGATGAGGAGGTGAGAGAGAGATGAAGTACGGAGTAGAACTAGCAGAAGTACAGCTTCCGGTTAGAGAACCGAAAGTTCGGAAGAAATAGATACACGAAGAGTGTATATCGATAGAGGATCACGATTTTTTAGGAATATACGCGAGATGATGCGTATGAATAGATAGAGAGCCGATAGATGAAGAATCTAGATGAGGCACAGATAGAGAGAGTAGTGAGAGAAATGACAGCAAGGAAAGCATCCCAGAATACTGTAGGTAGTGTACCTACAGACCAGGTAGAGATAGTCTCTCTAGATAGAGAGACTCAAGCAACGATATCTGCAGTTGAGAGAACTCAACTCCAGAGAGGTTCGGTAGACGGCAAGATTCCGTGGAGCAAGATTCTACCGAAGTTGAAAGGCGAGAGAGTCTCGGTATACAGACTGTATACGTCTGTACAGCGAGTCTACGGAGCGGGTAGCATCAGTCGGATGAGATGCTATAAATACCTCAACGGACTCGTGACCAAGAACCTCGCAACGGTAGAATTCGACGTTTTCAACGGAGAGAACGTCTACATCGTTGCTAAGTAAGCCGAACAGGCTTACATCAACATTTTCTTGAGGAATGTGTTCGAGATGATGAACATAACTAGAGAGAGAGATGAGTAACATGCAGCCAAATGTATGTCTAGCAACAAGAGAAGACTGTAAGGTTTGTCGGAAGACATGGGGAACATCTCCGTGTCAAGTCGCGCCTGCGATAGCGAACGGTAAAGTCGCTATACTGCTATCGTAGACAAGCCTTGTAGGTATCCTCGGAGACGAGGCATCGATCCCCGTTTTTTATACTACTCGATCTACGGATTCCGTATCGCTAGATCCAAGATGAGCGAGTATTCGTTATCCGTTCTATAGCTCTATCGATACTAGATATCCGCAGGAAGGATTTTCGATACCACCGGAGGAGCGAGATGCGGTCCTTAGAACTTCTCGATCTTCTCGTGAGGGATCTCGATTCGGACTTGACATCGTCCAGTCCAAAAACTCTCTATATGTTAAAAGTGGTTATGATGATGACTACTACTATGACTCCAACATCATCATCTCAAGTTCAAGTTCTTTCTTTGAACGAACGACTTCCATACACAACATATCACCTGAAACTTAAGGGACGTCCTACCGGTCATAAGTTTTATATAGTTAATCTACGATATCTTATCGATATACATTATCGAGAGAGTTAGATGAGGGAAACTAGAGAACGATCGTCTCTAGAGGCCATCGATCTAAGCCTGGTCGACGCGTCGACGACAAGTAAGAGAGTGAAAGAAATGGAAACCAAAGACGAAGAAATGAATCTGTATAGCTACACGGCTGATATGTATCAGGATCTGTTTGATATGATCACTGAATACATGGGAGAAGCGGAGCATATCAGCGAAGACAACGTACGGATTAAGGTGAGCGATCTACCATCATCGGTAGAAGCGATGAAAGAACTGAGGAAGAAGTTACTCAGAAAGGATTTCATCGCGTACTGGCAGATCGCGATAGAGGAAGGCAACTAAGTTTTTAAGGACTCTCAGCGAGATGATGCTGAGCGAAAGAACGGAGAGAACGAGAGATGAAGAAAGTCTTGGATATCGGAATACCTCTACGAAGAGGCATCGACGATGCTCTCCATTGTGGAGAGCAAATAGAGAAAGATCTGCAACTACGGCCGAGAGACGCTGGTTGCGGATTCGGCTTCCGAGATATGCAGATCCCAATAGGTGACAAGGACGAGAAGAAGATCGTTGAAGAGGTCAAGACGATCCTCCGAAAGTGTCACTTAATCAAGGGATCTTACGTCTCGGTATATGATGAAGATGAGGAGGTGAACTAGATGAAGGAAGACACGAAGATCTTGCTGATTGCAGATGCTGTGTTAGAGAAATGGACGAGTGGGAGCTACGAGGGCGTAGTTGAGAATTCAGATGTGATATACTGCAACGATGAGGAGCTCCCTGCGGATGATGTATGGAGCATGCTGCAATCAAACGACAAATTGATTGAGAGGCTCTCCGATGGGTTAATTGAGACAATCAGGGAGCAAGTAAGAAAAGAATTCGCTCCTAGAGTGATAGTAAATATCGGCCCTGGAGATTCAGAGGACGAAGTAGAGCTGTTCTTTGAAGATCAAGAGGAGAAACATCCGAAAAAGTGAAAGAACGATGTACGAAGTAAGGCAAGATCAGTTGAATGTTCTAGACAAGAACATTCTGAATAGGAAGAATGCTATAGTAATAGCAAAGATCAGACATGCAGAGCAACCGGGGTCTTATCATGAAGTGCATGAGACTGGTATCGGAGGAGTCTACCAGTTGAAACCGAATGAAGACCTTCGCGGGGTGCCAGTGTGGGATGATGGATGTACACATTGGAACCTCGCAGAGGAGATAGAGAGAATATTAAGTAAGTGAAAAGAGAGATGTCTGAGAGACCGAACAAGGTAGTGTACATGAAGATTCTCGTCGCTGTTAAGGCGAACGAGAAGCAAGTTACCCCAGAGTGGTTCAAGGCCATCCTGGCGGACATTGAGGAATGCTTCGACGATCAGTTCGAAGCGAAAGCATTACTCAAGGGGTTCGATATAGAACATATAAGGAGGTGAACAAGATGGAGAGAGATGAATTGAGCGAATTAGAGAAAGAGTTGGAGAATGCGATGGATAATCTAGACATCGTAATACGAAAGTTCGAAGACCAGAACGAAGCTGTGGAGAGAGTCTACAGCTGGTTAGACTGCAGGAGGAAGTGAAAGAAAGATGAAGAAAGTCGTTTGGACGATCGCCTTCGATATCTTCGAAGGAGACGAGGAGAATCCATCGACGGATGGATGTTTCATCAACCCTGGGCAACTGGGAGATGAACTGAGGAAGAAACTCGAGGAGAGAATCCACGAGTTAGTAGAGAAAGGAGAGTACGAGGCATAGAAAATGTCTGTAGAGATAAAGAACGGTATGGAGTATACTAGGTATACAGAGAAAGGCACTGGCACACGCAAGTGGAAAGTCGGTCAACGGATAGAAACGGAGTTCGTCACGAAGGCTCAGAAGGCCACTGGGAAATGGATAGACTACGAACCTATCCAACGGAGGAAGCAACAGGCAACGATAGTCGCCATCACGGTTAGGAAGAATCCTCCGTATAGGGATGTCTGGTTCAAGTTAGACTTCGTCGACGGATTTGGTTTCTGGACAACGAACGTCCACAGGGTTACAAGATATATATAGGAGGTGAGAACGAATGAGCTATCGTTTCAAATGGTGGGCTGGAGCGATCTGGGCGGGGATAACAACGGTCGTCTTGGTCTGGTTGTTTGACCAGATATTCAGCATCTTCTAGAGGTAAGGTAACATGCCTGAAAGAAATGCCAAGGAAATAGAATTTGACAGGCAGTTGCTTGTCAAGCTAAAGGACCTGCGGGATTTTTACCGCATCGAGGGTATGAGAGATGCTCTCTACTTCGAGGTAGTGAGCAAGATTGGGTATCTAGAAAGAAGAGAGTGAGAAGAAATGAGACAAGGAAAAGGATGGAAGTTCAGCGCACCTAGCTGGGAGTTACAGATAGACAAGATATCAGATAAGGAGCTGGGGGAGCTGTACGACACATTCGTAGGCTACTCGGATGACATGATCGTTGTCAGAGAAAGCCTAAAGAAAGAAATAGAACGGAGGGAGGTGAAGACGAACGAAAGTCACGACAACTGAGATAGACACCAAAGACAGGGAAGGAAATGACAATCCAACGGAGTCCGTTGTGAGAGATAGGATGACCGCGGTGACTGAGGAACTAGGTTGGGATATTCTAATCACCGAGGTAGAGGAAACAAAGAAGGGGTTCCTATTCAAGGTAGAAATAGAGATCCCTGTGGAGGTGATAAGAAAATGAAAATACAGATAATAGTCCTGACGGAACAACAGAAGAATTTCCTTGAATCAGATGCTGATCTTGGTGACATCGATCACTGGTTGGAGACCCAAACAAAGACTGCGCCAGTAGTGGAAGTTTTCGTCAGAGAAGAAGGCACAGCGAAGGAATCCGTCTGGGGATTGTCCCCAGCAGGGGTCAATGCCATCGAGAGAGAAATTGAAGATGTCATCGTGACAGAGCAAGAGATGAACGCAGAGGAGGAAGAGAACCATGAGTCAGATCCAAAAACAAGTTGATGACCAGATTAACGGCAAGATCTGGATATGCAAGAACGACCAATGTGCCAAGGGTTGTGATTCACACCCTTGCCTGATAGAACATAATATGATGGAGGTGATAAGAAAATGAGTGAGCAACCAGCACTGAAACTTAGTCTGACGGTAACGTTAGACGTGAAGTTCTGTGAGCAGGATTTCGAAGGAGCGAATAAGACCTGGGAGGAATGGAAGTCATTGATCACAGGTAACAAGAAGGAGGCTATAGAGACGTTCCTGGGAAATCTAGACTATGATGGAATGGATAACATCATAGCTGAGGTGATAGATGCCGGAGGTGAGTTAAAGCTCACTGAAGGAACGTATGATGACAAGACAAGGAGGTGGAAGTTCGAATGAGAGATCTAATCGAGTGGATATGTGAGAAGATAGCTTTCTCACGGCTAAGACCCCTGTTTTTGAAACAAGAACGATGGATGAGGCATTCGGTGTGCCTTGTCTGCAGGAGATGTAGATGGTAAGGAGGTGAAACAAATGGGTAGAAATCTAACGACAGTAGAGTATAATATGACGATGATTCGCCACAGGACCGCCGGAACAATAGGATTCATCGTAGGAACAGACTATGGGGGGTTCAGAGTCAAGACGGAGAGTGATGGAGTCGTGAGGCTCCTCAGATTCGTCGATATAGACAATTGGGAGACATTGACTCCGTGCGATCAGTGCGCAGTGCTTCCAGAGGACAAACGAAATGGCGAATGTATCACGTGCAGGAGGGAGGCTGTAGGAAATGGAACCTTGCATTAGGAGAAAATACATGTCAAGAGAACTAGGGTATTACTGTGAAGACAAACAAGAATACGTTACTAGGTATGTCTGCGACAAGTGCAAGAAGCCACCATCGAGAGACTGAAGAGGTAAGCTTTAACTTTTTCGCAAACTTGTCCCTTATCTTTGACCCTAGTACCCCGATCTCTCCGCGTAACCGTATCGAAAATGTTAAATACTCGACCGGCGGTCTTTCTTATCGATGAACGCTCGAAGCTCGAAGTTCAGGAAACCCGTCAAGAGAACACAGGGTAGAGCCTTTGGTTCTCTGATAGGGGGTAAAGAACAATGCCCATAAGTTTAGCGGAGTTCCGGAAGTTGGAACAAGCCCCTGCGAAAGCAGGACCAGGAAGCAAGTTCGTTAGGAAATGTGACTGGTCGAAGGTCACAAGCGAACTGGCCGGCCAGGGATGGACGGTGAAAGAAGCTCTCGCGGTAGCGATGAAGCATGTCGGGAAAGACCAGAGTATATCGAGGGTCAGGACCAAGAGGTTCCTCGACAAGCTCGTCGAGAAGAAGCTTGCCGTGAAGATGTTCGACGGCATGGGTTACGTGTACTACGTGAATCCACCGGCGAAGTAATCGTCCAATTTTTTGTCCCCAGTTTTTATGTCATAGCTCCGGATTCGAGAGAGTCATTTCATATCAAAGTCAGGAGACCATCCCGGTTCGAAAGTTTTATATAGTTACCCAGCGGTCTATTAAACTGATAGATGCTAAACTCAATTAAGCACCGACGAGAGGGTCCTTGTACAGGGTTCACAATCCTGCAAGGGCAAGGAGGTGTTAGGTAACGGATAAGAACAAAGTTCCGAAAGGAACACCAGGGTCACTTGCGTATTATAAGAAGAGACTGCAAGTGGCAGGATTCGAAATAGGGACGTCATTTAATGACTTCCGAGCCACAGGGCACCGAAGGAAGATGGACGTCTGGAAATGGGAAGAAGATTCTAGTAACCCGAAATGGAGACAAAGGAAGGTACTAAGTGACGAGGACAAAGCCACTATAAATGACGCAATGGAAGGAGCATATGCATTGAACGTATTCATCAATGCCTATCTTGGAGACGCAGCGGAGATCACTTGGATAGAACCGGAGTTAAGACTCAATCCCGATGAAGTCCAGGTGTTGGTGGCGACAGCGCCAACTGTAGGGAGAGCTTTGGAGAAGATCGATCTGCAACAGAAGATGCTCGATTGGCTCATCGAAGTAGCGAAGAACTCTGCGGTGACAATGAATGAATAGGGTCTTTGTTATCAAGATAGACAAAGAACACGCAGATAGATTCGATAAAGCTCTCAACGCTAGGAACAGAGGGCATTTTGGAACATCGGCTAGTATCCATGAGCTGATCCAGAATGAGCTCAACAGCTGGGGCGAGAGCAACAGGGAGTTCCAACGAGCGAAGTACTCGGTTAAGGAGATCTTCGACCAGAATGATTTCGTGTTCGATGAGGAGGCCACGAAGTGACAGTAGCTAAGGATGCCAAGGAATTCGTTGATGTCTGGTACGCAGAGCTGAACAGGACGAGTATGCTGTGGAATTCGTTGCCAGAGGAAGAGACCAAGAGATTCAGGGAGTTCTTGGAGGAGTACAAAGGGTTCATAGGGATAGCTGCTGTTCACACATATTCGAAAGAGCAGATCATCGAGGCGTTGAACTCAGGGATCGATCCGGAAGTCTTCGGAGCCAAAGAGGCTAATCCCAATTGCCCAAAGTGTGGAGGGGAATCAGATGAACTCAAGGTTGGTGAGGCGATAGATGACATGGGAACGTATATCTGCAAGGGATGCGGATGTGCATTCACAAAGGACGACGTGGATAACAAGGAACTTCGAGAGCAACTCGAGGTCGAGGCAACAGGTAAGGAAGGATCTACGATAGTTCAAGGAGCGGTGAAGAAACCATGTTGGCATTATCCTAGGGGATTATGTAAGCACAACGACCCGAATAACTGTTCACATGAAGGCATCTTATGCCCGAAGGACACAGTGAAGATTACAACTACAGGTGTAAAGGGAGCCGGGATGACTCATGGGGCGGTCAAATTCTGGGGGAAGGATCGATGAACCAAGAACAATTGGTCCGCAGGATTAAAGTCCTCATTGGAAGGGACGATTGGTCGGAGATTGTGATAACCAAGGAGGGTCACGGATATAAACTCGAGATTAACGATCCGAATCGAGGAGTGCCATTTTCGAAGAAACTTCTTGAGGACAAGGATCCGCTGAAGCCTGATAAGTCCTTACGTGGAACAATGAAGGGGTGGTAAAAGATGAAGTACACAAAACAGGAATTTGATAAAGCCTCCGAGGGTTACGAAGACCCTGTAGAATTGCTTGCCAGAATTAAAGTCATTGAGCTGCTCGATAGCCAAGTTAGTGACATTGAAATCAAAGACGTCTCGATGTATGGAGGAGGGTATCTTATCGAACTGGAGTTCATAGTAACAATGGAACTTGGTGAGTCAAATGAACTGGTTGACATCATCAAGGAAAGCATCGAGGGATGGAAGGACGCCGACTTCTACAACGAAATGAAGTTGCAATTAGATGCTATCGAGGCGAAGCCAACGTTGGAGGACATCGTAGAGTTCTTCAGGAAGAACGGTTGGACGATGGATGACATGATAGAAATCCTGTTGGACATGAAGGACAAAGAAACCGCTAAGCAAGCGTTCGGGGTCGCTATAGAAAAGACATGGGATACATAGGAGGCAAAGATGGATGGGTAGGAAACGCTCCGTAGCACAAGAGGTCATCGTTAGGGAACAGAAGAGACGTCGAGCAAAGGCAGTCAAATTATTGAATGGATGGCACTATTGCCCAAGGTGTAGGAGGAATTCTATCGAGACGGATTTTGTCATGAATCGCAAGGGAGTCAAGATTACGGAGAAGACGATCAGACCGGGGCCTTCGGGTAACGAGATTGTCAAGGTTCATCTCGCGGGGTCAATTTGCAGGAGTTGTGGGGAGAAGGAGCTAGTGTGGCTACTCCCCGGAGAGGAACTCATCGACCTGTATCATATATTACATGATAGGATACAAGTAGATGTCAGGATTAGAGACATGATGGAATGGTTGTTCGCGGTACCACAGGATTCAGCGGAGGACAGGAGAAAGGAAGCAAAGAGGAAGGAAGAGGCCGAGCTGGAGAAATGGAGGAAGGAAGCTCCAGTGATCACGATTCCTGATAAGAAGGAAGAATAACCGAGGTTGATAGAATGATCACGTGCACAAATTGCAAGTCAGAAGTCTTCAAAGCAGAGAAGCTGAAAAGCGAGCATGGAACTATCACGGTGAGATTGACATGTGCGAAGTGCGGTCATCGAGTGCAAGTGTGGATTGAAAACGCCGCGCTTAAAGAATTGGTGAAAGAGATAAAGGCATACAATGAGATACAACATGGACTAAGTGAAACAATACAGATGGTAATAGACTATGAATCGAAATCTTGGTGGCGGAAGATCCTCGGAGGTCGATGGGTAGAATGAGTGAAAAACCATTACGAAATCGATGGGAGATACAGGCTGACATCATTGATACATGTCCTGCAATAGTTACAAGAATCATGACTAATGCAAGTGTGGGTTGGAGGCCACTTGTAGGGATACTTGGTCATCTTATTGAGAAAGGATACCTGATTAGGCAAATAGGAAAATCTGTTAGTATAACAAGTCACAGCATGGTAACGATATACTATTCAACCCAACGAGGGAGAGAGTACGTGGCACTTGTGAGAAGAGTAGCTGAGGCGTCATAAGGGATGAGCCACTTACGGGATGTAGCTGAGCTGCGCAGTCAGCCAAAGGAATTTAAGTCGCATGTCGAAGCGGACATATACTGCAAGTTGGCAAAGCAAGATGTCACGCTAGTCTGCAATGCAAACGGCGTGGTGGTTTGTCGATCATGGAAGAAATGTAGGCAACATTCATTGGATACCTGCCCGGAGAAGATAGCCTATCAAGCGATGTTGGCAGAAATGAAGAAGAAAGGCGAGGAACGGCAAGCTGCCCATGTGAGTCTATTAGGAATACTGAGGAGGTGAGAAGATGAGTGGAGATTTTACGGCTAAGATTGACGCTCTAGACTTCGTTATAGACGTACTGAAGGAACACGAGAAGGAACTAGATGCGGCTTTATCAAAAATGGAGGAATTGATCACTCGGCTTGAGGAACTAGAGAGAAAATTAGGGAAGTGAATACTACTGAATGGCTAGGACGTACGTTGTTGACTCCCGCACGTTGAGATACTGGTTGGCTCGTTTCAATCAGATCCCAAAGTGCAAACTCTGCGGTGAGGGGTTCAAAATAGGCGACAAAGTTAGAACGACGCAAAGACCGAAGAATACTTCTGTGAGCCACCGACATGTTCGGTGTATTGAGGAAGGCTCAGTACCTAGGGAAACCCCTATCTCTCCCCTGAGCGAAAGTTTTAAATAGCAGACCGGGCGTCTTTCAATCGAACGCAAGCATGAAGGAATGAGCGACAATGGGAGACACGGTTCAACGGAGTAAAGGTCCTAGCGATCGGCTGTTGGATCGTATGCTTACATTCAAGGGCAACGCGGGCGCTTGCAAGTTCAGACAGGAGGTAACATGATATGCCAATAAGTATGTCAGAGTTCCAGAAGCTACAGAAGGTAATCCCGGGCACCCGCAAGGGCGGGAAGAAGATCGACTGGGACGGGGTCTTCAAGGCAATGACGGGCAAAGGAGGCTTCACGACAAAGGAAGTCTATGCCCTAGCGACGACTCACGCGTTGGGCAACGGGAAGCCGTTGAAGGACGCTGAGGGAAAGGATATCCCGGTGATATCCAAGTTCAGAACCCAGAGATGGCTCCAACAGCAAGTAGAGAAGAAGCTGATGGAAGTCAAGATAGGCCCCAGTGGGGATTACGTCTACGCGGTAGCGGTCATACCGAAGATCCCGACAGCGTAGGAACAAAGCCGGTCGATGAGGGTCAGGGAGCAGATCCTTGCCCTCACGATAGACGGTCCGAATCCTTAGTAGTGGGGGATAAAAAACTGGTAGTGCACCCAGCCTAGACCACAACCACGCAAAAAACTGTGGCAGGAATAGGACCGTTGAGACCGCCTGAGGGGGTCAGATGCCTCGGCGTTTGGCTCTCCAGGAGACGGTCATGCGGGAGAGTAAATCGAGACAGCGTGAAATGGCGGGCCAGGGGCCCTTCGCCTGTCAACGGACTGCTCGGAACTCAGATCCCGCGATGCCGGAGGTCATGACACATGACGTGGATTAATGGGAGTTTTCTGCTAGGAGAAGCAGATAAGGTTCTCGAGTTTTTTAACCAGAAAGGAACGGATTACTGGAATGAGGCGAACGCTGAAGCACTCATTCTAGCGGAGACCATGAGGGAGATGGTCGAGAAGGGTCTCCCTCCGGAGACAGCGGTCTATGTTTACGGAAAGAGCCTCGAGGTGAAACCAAGCAAACCGCAGGAGGAGGTTCCGAAGGAGGAACATGAGCTCGTACTGAAGGTCCTCTTAGATGAATCACCTGGGGGGTTGAAGAAGTCCTTGAGTAAAGGAATAGGAACTTGGTGGCCTGATAAGGCAAGCTACGAGGGAAAGAATCGCTTAGGAGTCAGGGTGGAGTATTCAGCGATACCACCGGGGTGTAGGGTCGAGGAACGGGAGGAGATTGTTCCTGCGAAACCTGCTGAGCCGGAGAGAACAGTAATGAAGAAAGTTCTCATCTGCGAAGGCAAGAACGGAACAACGGAGGAGATCGTCGAATGATGATAGCAGACGATGAGTATAAGAAGGCCCTCGATGAAGGAAGGCAACACAGAGCAACAATGTTCTGGAATAACATGTTCGATAGGAGAATTGAAATGATTAAAGAGAAGATGGGAGCAATTCCAGAACCGGAGAGGAGCAAGGCTGCTGAGATGTATGTTAAGGGAATGGAGATAAGATCCGTGTCGGAGCACATCGAGGCGTTGAAGCAGAAATGGGGAATCAATCTCAAGGTAGTGTTAGATGAGGGTTCGCCATGATAGACGTCGTTGAGGCTACGGGAAGGAGTTCTTGTAAGAAGTGCAAGGAAAAACTCCCTCAAGGAGAGCAAGTAGTCAAAGAAGGGAAGTCGATCATGGGTCACACGGAGTACTCGTACGAGCATGTCCTGTGTTGGGTTGAGGAGCATCCTAAGATAGTGAAAGCAATCCAAGATCAACAGATGTTCATGGATATCACCTCCCCTAAGGTCATTCAATTGGTCATCAGTGATGACTCGAAGGTAGTTTGGATCAATGGCCCAACAGGGCATTGCCTCCTTAGGGCCTGCCAAATAGGAATGTTACTCATAGACGACCGGAGAGGGATACCAAAGGGAGAGAATACTGTTCAGCAGATCATGGATGGCAAGTATGACAACCACGTGAGGCTCCGCATGGAAGTTCTATCGAAGGTGATCGAATGACAGATCTAACGTTCAAGGTCAGAGTCTGGACGAATGTTCAGCATATGAACCAAAGCGTGATCATGGAAAAGATGGAAAAGGCTTTGTATGATATGATCATTGAGGCAAGCAAGGACTACATATGGAACTTCGAGATTCTCGAGGTGAAGAAGACATGAGTCTGCCAAGTGATATAGTTCTAAAGTTTCTGAAATTCACTGAGATCAAAACTGGCCCATATAGAACAGCGCTGTGTTATCAAACTAGACCTAGTGTGTTCACTCTCCAAACAAGCTATGAGCCGATAGATCTAGAAGGGGAAGATTTCAAGAGGCTGTTGGCAGACTTTGACAAGGAGGTGAAGAATACATGACGTTCGTAGATATGGCTTTGGTTCCAACGAATCAGTCGAAATCAAAGTGGGCGATAGTCCTAGAGAGTATTCCTGAAGGTATGGCTGCTGTACTCGAAGGCAAGGCCGCAACACAGATGTTATCGTCCCTAGCAGCAATGCATAGGAGGGACAAGTTCAAGGAGTTCGCAGGAAGTAAGCGAGGGAACAAGTACTACGTTGCCAGAGTAAGCGATTGGGCGAAGGTGAAAGGAACTTGAAGATCAAAGCAGTGCATGTGTTAGATGCCGCTACGGATGTGTATTATCTCGTGGGGAAGCCTGAAATAGAGGACTTCGCTCCAATGCAGTGGATTGGTTGGGGGATGAGGTTCACAAAAGAGGAACTCCCTAAGGTCACCTCACCGACGTTGATAGTCAAGCCGAGAGCTAATACGACATATTGTGCGATGAGCCACTTCGATGTCCCGGAGATAGATTTGGAAGAACGAGGGAATATCGAGGTTGATCACACGAGTCTGGCATTAGCAAGAGCAGTAAGGAATATTCCTTTTGAGATGATCCCTGATGAGTATGATTTCACACAGGTGGTGCTTAGCTGATGGCTGCAGAAATGAAGACTACAACTACGGTTAAAAGGAGGATCTGGAATATGGATGACGAATATAACGTTGTCGAAGTGCAGGTCATGGAGCCATTCAAGGAAGGTAACAAAGTAGAAGTCACTGTAAGGAGAATTGAATAAGATGTCACAAACGCTTGTTAAATGCCCTAAGTGCGGATCAACGAATATAATCCCAAATCCGATGACAGGGAGATGTCACTGTCTCTCATGTGGGAAGGAATTCGATGAGGAGGACTTAGAATGAGCCCCTGGTATGTCGTTGTTGCAATGAATGAAAAGGATATCCATAATGCTGTGACATCACTATGGGGAGGGGCGGAGAATGCTAAGCAGGCCATCAAATGGGCTCTCGATAACGGAAATACACCGAAAAAGGTCAACCAAGGGAATCGACTGAGGATCGACGCGTACGAAGTTAAGAATGTCTCAACTTGGCTGGAGGGAATGGGGTTCGTTGTGATTGACGGCCAGCCGGGGTTAGATATGCACTGAGGGAGGATCAAATGGAAATCGAAGTGATCAAGTCAAAGAGAGATGAAAAGGTCCTAATTTATTACCCGGTCACTAGTGATTTTGTCGCGGAGCTAGTCGCGTCAATAGAGTTAGTATGCGAAATGAGAGGCGTAGGAGTAAGCGTATCACGAAGAGAGTCAATAGTCGTAAGGGAGGACAGAGGTTAATGGAATCAACAATGAAGGAAGCTATTGATAATGCGGTAAAGGAAGTTGCTGATTGGTGGGATGCGTTGTCTCAAGAGGAACAGAGCATGCTCAAACAACTAGTTGAGGATGTTCTTCCTGGGACGACGGTTGTCTTGACCAAGAATGTGAAGGTCAAATCTGAAACGTATCATGGAACGTTGATGTTCTGGTACGGATTTAAAGCTGGATACATGCTCGGATCGAGAGATCAGGCGAAGAAGGATAAGTACCCGCTAACGGAGATGAAGAAGCCATGAGTTGGGACGTAGTGAGAGCAAGAGTAGAAGATCGGATGGAGCATGATCCGCTTCTGAAATCATTAGCTCCGCAAATTAAGGAGGCCCTAGCGAAGATACTAGCCAAAGAAGTCACGGATGAGCGAAGAATGAAACTAGGATACGGACAGGTGTATTTTGTGGATCCGTCCCTGAGGTTCAGTTGCGAATCGAAAACGATTGGGTTGACAAGGAAATCCGGCGGAGAAGTGCAATTCACACTGATGGATTTCGATCAGGAGAGAACAGCGAAGAGATTCAGGACATTTAGAATTAAGATTAAGGAACAATTTGAGCACTTATGGAAGGCGATAGAGTCACTTCCTCCGGGGGACTAGAGATGGAAGCTGAGGATTTACCGAGGATTGAACTCAAGGGTACCCACCCGAATACAGGGAGAAAGATCTCCTTGTTTTTGGAGCCGTATTTTCCAGACAAGAGAATGATCGAACCATATGTGACGGTGTCAATAGGCAAGTCGATACTCAAGGTTGCAATTAGGATTCAAGAACTAAGGAACTCCCTGACAGTTATTGAGAACGCAGGGGATATGGAGGTCAATGGTCAATGAAAGCCATTGTTATGGATCTGCGACCGTATGAGTCTCTAACGAAGATTCTTGAGGATGTCAATGTGAGGCTCAAGAAGCTAGGGCCTGTGAACTGCGTGAGTTGCTACTTCTCACAGAGTGAGGGGAGATTTGTAGGGTTTATATTCACTTATGATACGTACTCAAGGGAGAATTTCCTCTTTCAGGTTGATGGGATTAGGGTTCCTAATCCGGATGAGGTTGAGGGAATTCTGAACGAGGAAATGGGTAAAATCGAAGAAGCTGGGATAAGGATGAGATACGTACGGTTGTATTGGCGAGCGGAGTATGTGCTCATCCTGATGACAACAGGGAGGAGAGTGTAGGTGAAGTTTAAAAACGACTTAGAAATGTGGCATCAGTTCAGGGAATTCGCAAAATTGCTTCGGCAAGTAGCGGAGTTTCAAGAACATCAACTTGCTCACGAGTGTGTTGATTATGCATTCGATTCTGGAGCTTCGGAAGAGATGTGCAGTAATTCGGATATAACTAGGGCGACAGATTTCGACTCTTCGGAAGAGTGTTGGAAGTGCCCGAGTTATACTAAGCACTTACCAAGAAAAACTTCTAGGAGGTGATAGATAGAGATGAAAAACGTAGTGTTTGATAGGAAGAACGGTCACGTCGGCATCAAGCGACTTGCAACGCAGAAAGAGGAAAAGACATTCTTCTGCAACTATGTTGTTGATGTATTGGATCCAGTAATGTTTGGAGTTACAACGACGGTAACGGCAATTAGCGGCAACGAATACGACTGGCAGTCATTACCGATCAATGATCCGCGTGTACAGTATGTCAACTTGTTTGATGTGATCGAAAGTGCAGATTGGTATCATCACACAACAGCTCATGATGAAAGCGCTATTGTTGATGAGGCGTACATTGAGAACACTCACGAGGTGTTCGATAGGATCAGAAAGATATTCAAGACGTGAAGGAGGTGAGGGGATGAAAGGAAAAGTTGTATTACCAACGCTAGAAGATATCCTTGAAACTATGAATGCACGTGGCATAGACCCGACTAGCAAGGATAACATTGACGCGTTTAGGAAGTTCACTAGTGTATTGTGGGAGATAATCGACAAACAGTCAAGGGCATCGTTAGAGATAATATCCAAGCAAGTGGTCGACGATCAAATGATGGAACGTCTGTTGCTGGCTGTTCATTTCAACCAAGAAAAAGTGCTGAGTAAAATTATGGAGAGTATCTACGTCGAGTATGCGAATATTCTCATAGGTAACTGTAAGGACTGTAGCAGTAAGTTCTGCCCTCGTAGTAGCAAGTACAAGGATAAACTCACGAAGAAGGAGCCTCGGAGAATACCGATAGGGTGAGAGAATGAAAATAGGATTCACAGGGACAAGGAAGGGGATGACCATAGCTCAACAAATATTTGTTGAGGACCTACTAGTGAAGTACCTCCCTGAAGAAGTCCATCATGGTGATTGCGTAGGGGCAGATGCACAATTCGACGAAATCTCCAAGAATCTGAAGATAAGAAGAGTGATTCACCCACCTGATAAGGCAATCTATCGGGCGTTCTGCAGAGGAGAAGTGATACTCCCAGAGAAGCCTTATCTTGTTCGAAATCACGACATTGTCAACGCGGTTGAGGTATTGCTTGCATGTCCTGCTGGGGTACAGGAGTTCCGGCAAAGTGGAACCTGGGCGACGGTAAGGTACGCGAGGGCACATGTACCGCTTCCGAAGGTAGTTATAGTCTTCCCGGATGGAGTAACAAGGTGGGAGAAATGACAAGACAGACTAGCGCGAATAGACGTCGTGGGGAAGAAGCTGAGGAACGATTCATGGCGTTTGCTAGAGATCATCGATGGGGGATTAAGAGGGTCAATCCGAGTCACTTGCAAGGGATCGAATCTCCGGACTTCGAGGTCACGAGGTTCGAAGACACTGACATTCATCGAACGTATGGAGTAGAATTCAAATCTTGTGCTGGGATCACAAAAGGAAAATCCGGAGGAATCGATCTTACAGAGGAACAATGGGGGGCGAATGTCACCTATTGTCTCAACAAGGGGATCTATCCGGCGTTGGTCGTGGAGATCAGAGTTCGTCCGGGGAATCTTCTCTTGTGGATCTCACTCAGGGGGCTAGATAGACCTTGGAGACCGAACATATGGAGCTTGATTCCTATCGCTGATCGCATCTATCGGATTCATAGCTTGGCGTTCTATCGTGGTATCGATAAATCTGACGTCCCTCCGTCAAAAAGTTTAAATAGTAGTACAGGGGAGCATTAATCGTAGATATAATTGTCTCATAGAGGACAGACAGTTGACTGAGATAATCAAGGCCAAGATTGAAATAGTCGATGGTGTTAGATGGTATATTTGTGCGATGTGTGGGCACAAGTGGCCTCCAAGGAAACCTAGTCCTAAGGAATGTCCAGCGTGTAAAAGACATCTCATAATTACAGAGGCTATGCAGGAGAGAATGAAGAAGAGAAATGAAATGATGATCCCTGAAGTGGTAGATGCAAGAGATGTATTGCCGGAGATGTTCACTGCAGCGTGTGCTTTTCCGGATTGCAAGGAAGACGCTGTGGGGAAATATCGAGGAGCGTTTCTTTGTGAGATACATCTATTGAGGAAGATGAAAGAAGGGGGGTTGTTAAAGGATATCTAAATCAGATAGGACTAAGGAGAGAAGGAAGAGGAAATTCAAGAGATGGTGTTTGAAGAACGGAGTGAAGTTGAGGAATGTCTGAAGAAGAGAAAGTTCTTGAAGCATTAAAACCATTCTTCGTAGTGCTTAGAGAACTAGCTGATATGATCATGGAAGGTCTTTCGGCAGTAGTTTTGTGGTTTGAAGACCTCTACGAGAACATCGAGGAGGTGAAGTAGATCAATGAGGGCTAAGTGGTCGAAGGAAGACACCCTCAAGGCTATTGAGAGAGAGATGAAAGGCATTGGAGCGATTAAGGCTGCAGTCATCATGGCTTTGGTCATTGCCTACGGAGAGAGCTGTGCTGAAGAGGTTGGTCATTGATTGCCTGTAATATGGTATGTTGACGGATCAGGGAAGGGGAGAGTTGTAGCTGTTAACGCAGCGAGGACGAAGGTCATAGATAAGTATACCCGGGCGAAGACGAATAATGAGGCCGAATGGGAGGCAGTCTTAGCCGCACTGGGTTACGTGGCAGAGGGATGCGAGGTAGAGGTAAGGACGGATTCCTTGGATGTTGTCAAGTGGATCGATGGAACCTATCGCACGGTGGATTCGAGAATGAGGGATTACAAGGAGAGGGTCTTATTTATGATTAAGCAGAAGAGATTAACATGTAAGGTCGTGCATGTGGCCAGAGAGGAGAACCTAGCGGGGATGATAATGGAGGGTAAGCTGAGAATTGAGTAACCTACCAGATTGGAAAGATCTGTTACCAGAGGGACTCCGGCGTTTATCGCATAAAGAACAACAAGAGAGATTCCTCAAGATGATGGGAGAATTACCGAAAGGCTCCCCGTTGAGGATAGCGATCAAGACGTTCCTAAATGCACAATATGGAACGATGGTAGTAACGAAGGAGAAGGAAAAAATTGGCTGAGCAGGTTGAAAAGGGCCCTCGAGGACAAATATCTTCGAACGTTCGGGAATCTTCGAGTCTCAGATTAGACTTGAGTGGGGGAGGGCTTGAAGTGTTCTTGGGGAGGTTGGGGGCCAAGATCGTCGAGGTCGTCGGGGAGTTATACAAAGCGAAAAACTACTTTGTTGAGATGAAGGAGATTATGGATAGGTTAGAGATCGAAGTAGGAGAAGAACTCCCATCGCGAACGGCGGTTTTGAATAGGATCATAGAATTAGGTGAGATGAATGTTCTCTTTGTCCAGGAGGTTATTGGGCATGGGGGCAAGAAAATTCAAGTAGGGCCGAATGGGGAAAAGAAAACGTTGTTTGAAGAACTAACTGACGAAACGATAGAGAGATTGAATCAGGAACTAGAACTCCTAGGATCGGAGTTCTCGATAGAGAACACAAGGAGGGATAACGATACACGCATTTGAGTGTCCTGATTGCGGAGAGGTAGTTCATCTACCGGCAGGAGCAAAGACCGCTCAGTGTGAGATGTGCCATAGGGAAGTTAAAGTCTCTTGGCAAAAGGAGAAGAACTTCGAAGGGAGACCTGTGGGGTTCGTACATTATAGAGAGAGCCGAACGACAACTACAGCGGATGTGTATCTTGATAAAGAGACATTGATGGCCTCAAAGAGGAAGATCTCTAATGTCGACAAAGGTAGAAGTAAGATGGTTTCTCGAGGAACATCCAAATGAAGCGTTTTGTGCTAAGGAACTTTTGGGGGTGATACTGTCTGGCGAACCTAGGATTAGAAAGGCCCTCAATGAATTATCTGATGAAGGGATTATCGAGTGTCATCAAGGGGAGATTCTCTATTATGGATTTGTGGGAGTTCCATGCGAGTATCGATCGAAGTGTGGAGAGTTTGTTGAAGGAGATGATTGTTTGAAAAGATCATTCATGTGTCGCACAAGGCAGGACATGGAGGACAAGGAACTCGAGGAGGAGGTAAAGGATGTCACTGAAGCAGAGTAGGCTATTTGGGTTCGGAGGGATCAAGGAAAAACTCTATTGCGGGTTTTGTAGAGCGAAGGCTGAAGTTGAAGAGAGCAGGCAGGAGGGGGAGATAGAGTTGTTGAGATTGTCTTGTGGGCATGTAACATTGAGAGATCTCTCAGGAAGGGAGGAAATCGCGGATAGGTTGATGGAGGAAAGGAAACGTGAGCGAAAAAAGATGTGACCTCTCGGATGCAGTCTGCGGATGCATCAGGGAGATCAACAGAGAAGAATGTCTACTCTGTATTATATCCCAACAGGCTTCGATGTTGCATGTTGCGTCGAAACTGATGGTTGCAAATGCTATCCTGCAAGGAGGAGAGGCAGGATTTGAAGTTATAGTGACATCTGACAGGATTTTACATAGAACTGGGGAATGGATTAAGAAATATAGACAAGATTTGGAAAAAGAAGCTAGAGAAACAGGCAAGGAGGAAAGGGGGCTGGAAATGAGAGCGTTGGGTCCGATGACCAGGGAGGAGCTAATGGCGGCACTCATAGCGTCAGGTGAGTCGAAGGTGAAACCAATTTGAGTGAGAAGTATATGGATATATGGACTGAGGGGGCGAAAGAGAAAGTAGGGAACGCTCCTTTTGAGATTCTCTCGAAGTTAGATGCTCTCGTGAAGGAGCATGGGAAGGATCTGACCCATCCGTCAGTCTACGCGAAGTGTCCTGTGGATGGGGATAAATGGACAGTGTATTTTGAAGTCCATGAGGAAGAGTGGAGCGGAGTGTCAGAAGAGATTGTGGAGTTCATCAAAAAGAACAACGTGGAGGTTGAGACGTTCGCATGACAAAGTTTGAAATGGAGTTGCCTGATGAGCTAATTAGGTTACTCAAAGAGATAAGGACTGATTTGTCAGCTGACAGGTATTACTCGTTGGATTATGATCTCAGGGAGAATTACAAACCTGCCACTGATGAGGACGTTATCAAGTATTTACTCAAGCGAGACAAGTATCTGAGATCTTGGGAGTGCGATATGAGTGATAATCTCATCAAAATAGTTGATGTTGAAGGATACAAGAAGAAACACGCAAAAGATAAATTGACAGGAGGAATCAACTAATGTTGGTTGAGAAATACCGCCCCAAGAGTTTTGCTGAGGTCTATGGACATAAGAGGATCATAGACTCACTGAAAGGGTTTGTCACATTGAAAGAAATGCCGAATCTTTTGTTCGTAGGGAAGAACGGGGTAGGGAAGACCGCCGTGGCGAATGCTTTGGCTCACGAACTAGGGATCGTGTTCCCTCAAGATTACTTAGAGATCAACTCAAGTGAAGAGAGAGGGATCGATACAATCAGGGAGAAGGTCATCGGATTTGCCAAAACAAAGGGTATCAGCCCCACGAAATGGAAGATCCTTCTTTTGGATGAAGCGGATGGAATAACGAAACAGGCACAACAATCTCTGAGAAAAGTGATGGAACAACATGAAAAATCAGTTAGGTTTATTCTGACGTCGAATGATCTGTCGAGAGTTTCAGAGGCGCTGCAGGATAGGTGTTCGATATATATGTTCCAGGGGGTTCATTTCACTCAGATCGAATCGTTGATTAAGGATGTGGCATACAAGGAGAAGCAAGTCTTCCTGAGTGACTTCGTAGTCAAAGCGATCAGGGAGATTTCAAGGGGATCTGCGAGGAAGGCTCTGAACACCCTTGAGGCAGTGTTGACGTTAGAGAATCCTACAGTTGAAGATGTCTACCAGTTGGTCGGTTCGGCGAATGAAGAGTCAGTGTTCCATTTGGTGTTTAGTGCGTTGAAGGGTCATGTGACAGCTCTTCAAGTTCTCGATAATCTTTTGGAATCAGGAACAGATGCCACGGATGTCATCAATTTGATATACTACGGCACAGTGAGGAACACAATCCCGAGATTGACAAGTTCTGAGCGGTTAGTTCTATTGAACGCGGTGGGTTCTGTTCCTGGATCGACAGATGAACAGAGACTCGGGGGAATTATTGCAAGAGTGATACAGATCATCGGACCAGTGGAGGCTTCGGAATGAAAATAAGAGTTATCAATATCACTTGGACTCAGAGGTTAAAGTAAAGACAGCTATTGGAACTGTGATAATAAAATCGCAGGAGATGTTGCAACTGGGAAAAAATGAAGTTGGTTTCTTAGAAGGCAAAAGAAAACATCATCAACAAGGAGTGTTCATGCAAGGGGGAATAATCAATGCGGGCTGGGGAGGTACAGCTAAGATGGGAATTAATGGATGTACGTTATGTGAGTTGACGAGAAAGAGTATCGTTAAGGGAAATGGTAATCCTAAAGCTCGATTAATGATCATCGGAGAGGCTCCAGGAGAGGAAGAAGACCTACAAGGAAAGCCATTCGTTGGCCGATCAGGCAAGTTGTTGAACGCAACTCTGGCCAAGATGGGGATCAAGAGGGAAGATATCTACGTGACGAATATCATGAAATGTCATCCACCAGGGAATAGAAGACCTCTTCAGACGGAGATTGATAACTGCACTATGTATCTACTAGAGGAAATCCGAAGTGTTGATCCAGAAGTCATCGCAACATTGGGATTGTCTGCAGCGAACTGGTTCTTGCCAGGAGAGACCATGGGGGAGATGAACGGTAGGGTATTTAACATTCAAATCAATGATAAATCAAGGAAGATAGTTCCAGTGTACCATCCGAGTGCGGTGTTGAGGAATCCGAACATCAAAGATTCGTTCGAACGAGCAATGAAGGTAGCCATTGAGGAGAGCCGAGAAGTAATGAAGATTAACGAAGGAGATTTTGTAGCTGCGGCCGCTGATGGGTTTATCAGGAAAGCGAGGAAGAACGATAGACCTGTAGGGACAGTGGTTAACAAGGATACATTCACTAGTGGGACAATTGTGAAGATGAAAACCAAAGATGGAACGGAGTATTGGGTGACAATAACAGGATATGTTCCTGAGTTTGTGGAGGTGAAACCCTAATGGTAGGAATCACTACAAGGAGAAACCCTGATGGGTTAGTTCTGTATAAAGGGGCCAAGAACGCAAAAACAGGTTTGCCTGAAGGTGGAATTCACGTGGAGGTCTTCTTAGACAGAGATGAATGTGAAAAAGTTCTAGAGTCCATTAGGGAGGCAAAGAGGCACTATTGGAGGAACGGGGAGAAGAAACCAATGAAACCCGATAAGGGCAGTATATTGAAAGTGGAACTCCCTGATTCATTGAGGGAAGCTGACAAGAAATGAACCCAAGATATATCCTAGCTGCGGTTTTGTTGGCAAGCTGTACTGTAGTTTATGCTGTTGTGGCTTGGACTATGGTTTCTGCAATTCTTCATGCCATAGCTGAGGATCTATACTTGTTGGGGGTCTAGAGACATGAGACAGGAACTAGCATGTTCAGACTGTGGGAGAAGACTAGTCTTTGATATGAACTTCAGCCAAGATGGTAACCATGAGATCACGTGTCCGGCATGTGGTCACGTTCATTACAGGGTAGTAAGGAATGGACAGATTACAGGTGATAGGTGGCAGGCGGCAATGCAAACTTTCATGGCAACGAATATCACGGTATATAGTGGTGGAACTACATGTGATACATGGGCTTCGAACATGAATGTTGGCACAGCTACCCAATTCATGCGTTTCTCATGGTTGCAGACAGGAACAGGAGGGTAGGAGGTGAGAAGATGAAGATAGAAATATACGCAAGAGGGGAACCGAGAACAGGGAAGTCTTTCGTCTTAGTTAGATTAGCGAAGGTTTTGAATTCATATGGGTTCGAGACCTCAGCAGTGGTCAATATCGAAACTGATGTCGAGAAACTGGAGGCTATGAGGCTGGAAGATCGGTCGGCGTTCATAACTGGCGACAGAATGGTGCAATTCGGAGATTGGACGTTCGAATTAGACAAGGACGACGTTCTAACGAAGGTCCTATTTAAAGGAATGACAGTTCATTCGACCGAAGTAGTGATAGGACTCAGTATAACAGCCCAGCCTGAGTTGACGTTGAGGGGCGCTATCACGGAATGAAACTTGAAACTTCCGTAGACTTTGGCAAAATTTTTCAAAAGCCAAAGACTCCAAATAACCCCTTCTGTCGTTTACTTCCTGCGTCTGCCTGAAACAATGTCGAAAGTTTTATATATAAAGAGCGGGGAGACTTAAATGCATACCCACTTAGAAGAGAGGGATGCGAATAGGTGAAAGAAAGTGCCAATAAGTCTAGAAGACTTTAAGAAACTCGCGCCGAAAGGCGAGAAGACGGCGACAGTGCCAACAGACAAGCTCCTTGCAGAGCTGAAGAAAGCAGCCATGACCACGAAAGAAGTTGCGAAGCTTCTTGGTGTTCAGAGTGGTACGGCGTATTCTAGGTTGCAGAAGCTTGAGAAGGCAGGCGCCGTTGAGAGAGGTATGAACGGTGCGACGTCCTATTGGGCGTTCAAAGCCGGATACATCCCAAAACCCGAGGCCAAAGTAGAAGAGAAGAAAGCAGCGTGAGATAGATGGCATCTTGGGAGGAAATTCTCCGTGGGCAAGCGTTGACCTGCGGGGAAATAGCCGAACGTTGTGGGAAATCAAGACCCACAATGTTGAAGCTCCTCCAAGATGCAGTCTCACGAGGCGACCTTGAGATTAGGGAACAAGACTCCAGTTTGTTTTATGCAGTGAAAGAAAAGAGTAAGGATGTGTTGTAGAAATTGTCGTATCCAGAAGAGTTGAAGACATGGGCAGACGTTCTTGGAAAATCTGTTGAAGAACTACAGACAGAGTTTAACAAGAAGGTCTCTGAGGTAGCAAAGAACCATCCGGAGATGCAACCGGAGGCGGTCAGCCAAAGAGCTCTGAAGATCCTTTATGCGGAGATCAAGTCCGAGATGCGGTCCAGAGCCGAGCCTTTCGACTTTGTCTCGATGGGTGTCTCTTCGAAGAGAGACATGAATGCGAGGAAGAAGGAGGATATGCTCTCGAAATGGGCAAATCCTGAGACAAGGGATGAAGCAGTAACAGGCTTGGATGGCGTAAGGATCAAAGTCACGGTCAACCAGGAGACTGGTGAGGAGAAGGCCATTGTCGTTGATGACCGTGAGTGGATCGAGTTCGAAAGGGATGGCAAGCCTGCGAGGTTCAAGAACAGGAACTACGGCAAGGAACTTGCGGAGACATGGGTTAGGGATAGCGTTGCAATTGGCAAACGATCGAACTCCGCAGAGGGGTTCAGAATGCTGCGGATCAATGCAATGCGGGGCCAAGCGGATTCTTACCCGCAGTTAGGAAAGTCCCTTAGGGCGAGGTTCACAGTTAGGAAGGAAGACGAACTATCGGCTGAGCTGAGAACTGTCGAGGCAACTACGTGGAATAATCCGATAACGATTTCTGGAATTCCAGATGCCACGAGCGAAAAGGCCATGTATGAACTACTTGGGAAGTTACCTGATTGGTTGAAGGTCTCGTTAGGATCGGAGGAATTGAAGGACTACCACGAAAAGTTCAAGGATGACTACGGACGGATTGCATTAGTGGAAGGCGATGTCACGTATATTACACATGAACCGAATGAGAATGGATCTTATATGATTGTCTTCGAAGATGAGTCGAACTTTGATCTAGAAGCAGAGGGAATTCAGGGATACATACCAAGGGAAGTAGAGAATTGGACACACTTCTCTCCAGGAACACACGTAAGAGCACTAGTGAGGACAGGGGAGACAGCGGTCAGAGACCGGGAGACAGGAGAGCTAACGGACGCAAAGAGAACGATATTCAACGTATTCATGGTCTGTGCAGATCCTGACTCAAAGGTTCCATATGTTCCGGTAGTTGACGAAGCCGAAGAGATAGCCCAGAAGTAAACATCACCCCGTGCTGAGATCACATCAAAGAGCGAGGTCCCTTAAAATCTTATTTTTATGAACTCGTTTGGGGGTTGTTGCGTATGGATGAAATGACGTTCGGTAAGTCAAAGAATGGGAGTCATGACCTCGTCCGCGGGACGTTGTCTAGCGGACCGCCCAAGGATCCAAATGCTTATTTTAAAGGAGGTTCTCAAGTGAAGCAACTCAAGGGGTTGCGAGTAGGCGCCTGGGGATCGCAAGGGACAGGGAAGAGTCACTGTGCGTTGACTTTCCCCAAGCCCATTTTCGCTGTGAACACGGACTTCGGCATGTATCCGTTGTTGGAAGAGAAAGAATTCGCAGTGTGGTGTAAGCCGTATACCGAGGAAGATTGGATTAGAATATTCGAAGCCGGAGTCTTAGATGAGACATCAGCGGAGCCGGATCCTCTGAGGTCACTTCAAGCAACGGAAGAGGCGTTGACAGCTCTCGCTGGAGCTTCTCAAGGAACGATAGTCTTAGACTCGGGGGAGGATATATGGTCGTGGATAGGCACTTGGCTTGAAGAAGTCGCGACGAAGAGATCAGAGAAGACTGGAGAGAAGTACCAATACGAATGGGGGAAGGCGAATGCCAGGTATCGGTTGTTGATGATGCGGATATTGAGTAAGCCAATGAACTTCGTGATCACAGGCCAATCGCAGGCAGTATATGATGAACACGGCAAGGTGGTGCCAGGAACAAAGGCTGATTGGCAGAAGAAAACGCCATACTGGGTAGATTTGGAACTCGAGATGCAGCGGAGAACTGATGGAGTGTTTCAGGCGAAGGTCCGCAAGTGTCGCCTCGGGGCGAACAAGAAAGATTTGATTATTAACCCGACGTATGAGAATATAGTCAAATGGATCAAAGAGGAGTTCCCAGAGAGAACAATTTTCACGCAAGGGATTACGAAGTTAGAAGACGTGATGAAACCTCTGGAAGTCCAACCTGTTGTCTAGGAGGGGTCCCAATGAAAATCTGTTTGATCCCACCAGATAGTTGGCTACATGCAGGAACGGATATGCATTATGTCCTAGCACAGAGGGTCCTTCAGTCAGATGTGTATAAGGACTTCTATGCGAAGGAGGACAAGTTCAAGATTATGGATCATGGCATTTACGAAAATGACATGATGGATTTTGACGATACGATGAAAATAGCGGATGAGATAAACGCTGACGAGATTGTTCTTCCGGATGAGATTAAGATAAGACAGCCTCTTGAGTTTTACGCGGACTTGATTGAATCGTTACCGAGGAATTATAGGTATATGATTGTCCCACAGGGAGATGATCCGGAAGAGTGGCGGCAATCCTATCTGGAGTTGTGTAACTTAGACGGGATAGATACTATAGGAATACCGGTTTGGTTGTACAAAGATTTCTCGGCGAGAGCGACTGTGGTTAATTATATGTTTAGGAAAGGGGAACTGAACCTTCAGAAGGATCATCATTTGCTAGGACTGGATAATTATTGGGAGTTGATCAACTACCCTCCAGGGGTTATTCGAAGTGTCGATACTAGTTTACCATTTTCGATGGTCATGGCAGGAGAGAAATCCGCTTGGGGTTATGATCCACCTGAGCACAAAAGAGCGTCGTCAGATGCAGCGTTGTTCGATATCTCCGCGGAAGATTTGGCGAGAGAGCTAAAGATGTTCAAGGAGATAGCAAGACTAGTCTAGGTATGGATAGGGAGGTTAAGAGATGAGCGCTGGCAAGATAATATCCTGCTGGGATCTGATGGAAGAAGCAGCAAAGACGATGATCTCACAATCACAGGAGCTTGTCAACGAACACCTGAAAGTCATCAGGAACCTGAATATGATTATCGAGCGATGCGAAAAGACGAAATCACTTGAAGAACAGATTAGGGAAAAGGATAAACAAATACAGGATCTCAAAAACAACGAGGGATGATAATGACGATTAAAACTGACTTGATGAATACAGACTACGTCGAGGAGGACAATAAGCCATGCTTATGGTGGTTCCTCAGGGATGTAGAAGGGAAGAGGGTCAAAAGAAAGTTCTCTTGGGTCAAGCCACACGCGTGGAACAACGATCCGAGCTCAGGGCCGGCGACCAAGGATATATTTGGACGCACGGTATATGAGTGGACGACAAGGATGCCTTCGGAAATAGGCGGAGGGCGAGACAGATATTCGATGACATGCGAGGCAGATGTTCTGTTTCCAATGAGGGCTATGATAGACTTGGACGTCTACTGTGGGGTAGAGATTGCAGAGGATAATTCGATCAAGGCAGTAGAAAATCACGGAATCCCACCGGTATATTCGTTGTTTGATTTTGAGTACTTTTCACCGAAAGAGATTATGCCAATGCCAGGAGATCCGAAGTGGCCTGCGGTTACAGTACAATGGGGTCTCACGTCGGACAATATTATACATGTTATCGTACTGAATTTCGTGAGCCAGACACAAGCTCCTGCAGGGATCTTAACTGAGAAGTTGATCGCTGAATCGATTATACGGAAATTCATCTGGGAGAACTTCAAATCGATCACTGTCCATATCGAGCTCAAGGATGAGAAAACTGGCAAGTGGCTCATTGAACCGCAGGATCTCACGTATCCGGTAGAGGTAACCATCGTTGAGGATGAGAGGGATCTATTCATCAAGTTCGCTGAATGGCATGAGTCGGCCGATGTAGATGGCTGGGCAGGATATAACTCTAATAACTATGATTGGCCTATGTACTTTCGTCGAGCCGATCGATTGGGTATCAGTTGGCTGGTCGCTCAACACATTAGCCCGTTGCATCGGGCATCAGCTAGGTTCAATCAACAATATAAGAAATGGGATGTCCATATATGGGGTCAGACGATTACTGACCTGAATGAGATTTACAAAAAGTACATCAAACCCTCCGGAGAGCGAACGTCCTATGATTTCAAAATCGTTGTCAAAGACGAGTGTGGGTTCGCATATGATGACCTTGGAGCGTTCATTAAAACAACTTACGAGAATGACCCACAAGCTTTGATCGAGTACGCTGCCAAAGACGTCATAGCATTGAAATTGTTGAATGAGAAGTGCGATTTGCTTCCTTACATTGATGTGTTGAGGCGAGTCGCGGGGACTCCGTTTGACAAAGCCACTTCGAACAAGGCCCTCATCGATACAATGTGTCTGAGACTTGCAGATGCCCCGTTGCCAACTGGAATCAAACATTTGAAGACCAAGAAGGCAACTGGTGCGTTGGTCATCATGCCCGAAGTAGGGCTGCATGAATGGGTCATATTGCTTGATCTCAAGTCAATCTATCCGACGATGATTATTGCATACAACCTAAGTCCGGAGTGTAAAGATCCTAACGGAGAGATTCAAATCCCAATCGTGGATGCATTTGGTCGCATAGTGGAGTACGTTGGATTCAGAAAGAGCCCTCAAGGAGTCCTCCCGAAGGTTGCCGCACACATGATGGTGCTGAGAGAACACTACCGCACGTTGGGACGAGAGATCGAGTCACAAGCGAACTTCGATAAACAATACAGAGAACGGATTAAATCTCAGGAAACCGTAGCGAAGTTCCTTGCGTGTGCAATTAATGGAGTCCTAGCTTATCCAGGGTTCAGATTATATGATCCTGAAGTATTCAACTGTGTCACATCGATCACGCGATCTGTGATTTGGAAGATCCGAGGGTTCCTTGAACCGAAGGGGTTCAAGACCATGTATGGAGACAGTGTCTCAGCAGATTCCCCGGTATTAATAAAGAGGGATAATGAAATCGATATACTCCCGATAAGTGAATTAGCCCCGACCGCTGAGGGAAGATACGCATTAGATAATATTGAAGTATGGACGAGAAATGGGTTTAAACAAGGACATTATGTTAAGGTCTCAAATCCTCATAAAACGATGTATAGAGTAAATACAATAGACGGAATTGTAGATGTAACTGAAGATCATTCATTGTTCGATCTAGAAGGAAAAGAAGTCAAACCAACAGAATTACCGAAAAGAATAGAAACGGTAGTATATCCTATAAGACTAGGACAAACAGAGATATCAGAAGATGAAGCTTGGTTGCTAGGATTGATTTGTGCCGAAGGAAGCCTTATAGGGAATAACGAACAACCAGTTATAAGTTGTGATGAAGATAAATTAAGATGGGCGAAAGAAATACTTGATGGAATGGGGTATGAATCATGGTTACATGATTACACTGAATCATCGAAGTGTTGGAGATTATGTGTATCGACTAAAGCGAGAGGTTTATTTAGGGAATGCACAACAGGGTTATCTGGTTGGAAAGGAAGAAATAAGAAGGTTCCAAAACGAATCCTTAACTCCGGCAAGGATGCTATGATAGGGTTCTTAAGGGGGTTGTGGGCAGGAGACGCCCCAGTTGATCAGGGAAATTATATTGATGAGTTTAAGAGAATTGATTTACGGTCACAGTCATTAATAGTGGGGGTGGAATATATAATGTATCAATTAGGATTCGTGACATCTTGGAGAAGTGCAGGATCAAACAAATTATCATATGGATTAAGAATAGGGAAAACCAAGAAGATTGCATCAGGGGTGGTAAGGGAAGTAAAAGAGATTCAATACAAAGATCTAGTGTACGATATCGGTACAAATGATGGAACGTTCGCTATAGGCAGGGTTGTAGCACACAACACCGATTCGATCTTTATTAAACTGACCGCAACGAATAAAGAGGACGCAGCGAGGCAAGGTTTCGAGATCGAAACGATGGTTCAAGAATATATTACTGAATGGACGAGGTCCCTTGGAGCAACGTATCCGATAGATGTCAAGTTCGAACATTTGTTTGATCGGATTTTGTGGAAGAAAAGAGCCAAGGGAGATGACCCCGCGAAGAAGCACTACGGAGGTCACTATATCATGAAGGACGGTGCATGGAAGGAAGGGCTCAAGATCTCCGGATTGGCTCCTAAGTCATCGGCAAGTGCTTTGTTCACGAGGAAATTGACTAGTCAGTTCCTTGAGTTAGTTCTTGAGAAACATGACATCGATTCAGCAGTAATGATCGTGAGCCAAGCTTGGGAAGGGATCTTGCTGACCAAGGACGTTTCAACTATTGGGATTCCCAAGGGGTTACATCAAGTAGTGGCCGATCCAGAAGACGCTCACGGATCGACTAAGCCGTGGATCGAAGGGGTATTCCATGCAAAGAAGGTCTTTCAGTGGAGGTTTTCTGAAGATGACAAGCCTAAGTTGATTTATACGGTTCCTACAAAGGAGTTCCCATATAAGACTCTATGTTTGAATGTTGATCAAACGACAATCCCTAAGGGGGTTCGGGTCGATTGGAACCTTCAACGGGAGAAGGTCATCAAGAACAAGTTTTTCGAACTACTTGAAGCCATAGGTCGTGATTGGTCAGAGATCGAATTCAAAGTCCGCAAGACAAGGATGGATCAGTTCTTTGGTTAAAACTGTTGCTGTGGACTTCGATGGAGTAATTGCATTCTATGATGGTTGGAGAGGGGGGTATCATATCGGGGAACCGAACCCTGAGGGGGCTGCGTTACTTTGGTTGTTCCAAGAAGCAGGGATCAGGGTCATCATCTATACTTGCCGAACGAACAGATCGAAACCTCAGGAGTATGATTATGATAAAGTCGAGGAACTGATCAAAGAATGGATGAAGAAACACAACTTGCCGTATGATTACCTCTGTGTACAGATGGACGGTAAGCCCTATGCGGATGTCTACGTGGATGATAAGACGGCGTATTTTGCACCGAATATAGGACCAGCGAAAGCGGTCTTTGAGGAGGTTGTGAGAATCATCAATAGCCATCCCGATAGGGGTACTACGGGAACTGATATGCCGAGGGCAGGTGAGAGGCCATGACAATGATTGAGTTAACGGAGCAACAGAAGGAATGCAAGCATCGAGCCTTGTCTGTTCGTGTCTCGGCTGAGACTTATTCAAAGTACGGTAAGACATTCCATAAGGTCGAGGTGGTTTGCCCTGACTGCGGAGTCTGTGTAGCAAGGGCTGGTGAGGTTTGGTTCAATCGTAGAATGACAATCTACGGTATTCTTGATGAGCATTGGCCGAAGTTGCTCTTACAACCGGGAATGAAGAAGGATTAACTTGCGATAGGTGAGAAATTATGAAGAAACCTGAAGGCGTCAAGTGTCGTGATTGTGCGTATTTCTATTGGTACGCAGGTATGTGTGAATCTTATCATGGTTTCATCCATGGAGACAATAAGGACTGCAATCGATTTGTACTCAAGACAAAGAGTGAACCGGGATATGAGTACTATGACCCGTTGCCCTCCCCTGAGATAGTAGCATTAGTTAAGGCAGCTGTTGGAAAAGACAACTGCAGAATCTGTGGAACAAAGCTCGATTGGGCAGATACTGAGGAAGTTTCTGGGTGCAAAGAACAAGTATGCGGGAACTGCTGTTCACTTGGAAGATGTACTGTTGATTGTGACTTTGCCTATGTGCCGTTAAAGTAAAGGTGTCAATAATGGTAGCTAAGTTATCAATCGGATGGAACAATCGTGGTTACCAACTAGGCACGGGCATTCATTCAGGTTGGGAGATGGTCTATCACTGGATTAAGGATCGTAATATAGAGGAGCTATACTGGAGGCAATTGGAGTTAGAATGCCCAATCTGCGACAGCCCAATTTCTAGTGCTAAAGTACCTGCTCCAGTATCAGTGGTAATCTTCAGATGTAAGAACGGGCATAAGTTTAGTTACGAGAATACTGATTGATTGGAGAGACCTACTATGGATGAGATAGAGATACTTAATTCATGGAAGGAGCGACTTAATAAGTTCTTCCGTGAGCTCCAGGCAGATGGCTGGATCTTAGATGATGAGAATGAGTTATTATTAGTGTTTTCCTCAAAGATACTTGAGCTTGGAAGGATACCAATTGAGACTGTTGGTAAGTTGATGGTGAAAGACCCTACTATGCATCCAACTGAAATTGTACTGAAGATAAGAGCACATCTGCTTCTTAAGGAGAGATGAAAGGTTGATCGCACGAGATTTGATGGAGCGAGTGAAGATGGCACATCCGACCCGGACGCGATGCCTCAACCTTGGGAGGGAGTGTATGTCCTCACTCCCGTGGACTGGGGTTTGGGGAACGCATACTGGAAAAGAAGCGCAGGGTTGTACTCGAGGTCCAGTCAAGACACTTACTCCTAACTCGAGATGTGATTAGCCTTATGGGGGATGAGGGTTGTGAATGATGCACAAAGGAAAACTATAAATACAATCCGTGAGACTGAAATGTATCAGGAGTTCACATATTCCGAAGGGCCTGGAAGCGTTGTAAAGATAGGTATTAATGGTGTTGAGTACTTTATTAAGGAGGACGGTACAATTCACTCTCCTTCGAGGATTATTTGTGACATGTGTAAACATTCGTTCGAGATGAGGAAATGACACCATGCAGAGTCGCAATATCGGAGCATATGCTGAAAGTTGTGACGACTTTAAAGACGCTCAATGTAAGGGTTATATTGGAGTAGAAGGTGATTATCAGTGTCCAAAGAAATACGAAGTTTGTTGTGCATATTGCGAAGAGAACACAGGGTGTCCAGAGTTCTGCCCGATGTTAACAGTTCCGAAGAGTGAGAACATTGCAGATGATAATTCGCGTACATGAGAACAGAGCCAAATTCGATTGGGGAGGATGGTTGCAATGGAAACCCTCAGGAACGAAAACATGGTATATGATGCATCGAGGAGCCATCGTTCCATTAGAGATGCGAGATAGGTTCCAAGAGTGCATAGATGAGATGTTATCATACCAAGTGGCATATGAGGTGAGAGGGGAGTGGAACAAGGAAGAGAAGAAAATGCTAATAGAGAGCATCGTGGGCCCAATCGGGTAGAGTTCCCATTTGATCATAGGGAAGGGACAATAGGGCCATCCTTATGGTATGATCACCCTCAGCAATGCTGGACCGCACCAAAATGGGAAGAACAAACCAAAGGAGGTCTAGGGATAGTGGATCATGAGGGGGTCTAGGGGTTGCTTGAAAAAACAGACGAGGGGAAGATAAAATCCGTTGACGACGATGCAACGGCATTGTTGATCAAGAGATCGGGTGTCTATGGAACGCAATTCCCAGCATGGAGATTCATGTCTATTGATGCTATATTGTGTGGGGTCATCTATAAAAGTGACCGCGCTCGAGTAACCAAGGATTTAAATAAAAAGTACGACGATATCAAAGATGCTATCAATTATCTGCGGTTCGTCGGAGTAAGGGTCAAGGAGGAGATAGAATGTCAGAAAAGCCTGTCAAAACCTCCACAGTAGATGCAGTGCTGAAAACTTCAACAACGAAGACAATTACAGTGGATGCTGTGATGAAGAAACTAGAGGAAGAGAAATGATATGGATTTCAAAAAAGGAAAGTTCTGTTTGCATATCGAAGAGTCAACAGATGCCAGTAAATTCACAACCACGTCTATACAGTATGACAATAATCGGTTACTTAACTTGACAAGAGATGATCTTGAGGTTCTCAGAATTCTAGTGAACAGGGTTATTAGTTATCTGAACGAGGACTAGGGATGAACGAGAGAAATCCCGACAAGTTGTTTATTCACAAGTCCGGGCTTAGCGCATGGAGACAATGTCCGAGGAAGTTTTATTGGATGTATCTTAAACCACAGGATCCTGCGATGACAGAGGAGAGCATCGCGATGGAGCATGGAGCGACGTTTCACGATGTCGCTAGGAGGTTTACGTACCTCTATGATGTCGATGTGCTCTTTAGCTACCCGACATGGATGGACAGGTTGAAGTACCTATCGGGGTGTATCCCTGTGGGATTGACGAAAACCATATGGGATTGGATGCAGAATCTCGCGGACTTCGAAGCGAGGAGGTCTCTGGGATGGAAATTAGATCGATCGATGTTCAAACCGGTTGTGATGGAGAAATACCTTGAATCTGAAGAGTTCGGCTACGCGGGGACGTTAGATAGGATAGATCATTATGATGAGACGTCGTATGTAGTGATTGATTATAAACCAAGGATATATAACTTGAGCAGTTTGAGACAGGAACAGGCGATATATTGGGTCTTGGCGAACGATCAATTGAAGTTGGATAAGCCGGTCAACTACTGGGGGGTCATAGCTTACGATGAGGGCATTTACCGAACTGAGGAGTTCAAGAAGGTCACGTTCACAGCTCTGAGGAAGAATACCGCGTATCTACAAACGGATATTGATAAGTACAAGAAGGAGCCATCCGAGGAACTCTTTCCGTTAAAGGTAGGCGAATATTGCGACTGGTGTGGGTTTTTGTCAATTTGTTATCAAGACCCAAAGTACGTTGAAATAGCTTTAGGAGGAGGTAAAGATGGAGAAGAAGCTGATATTGGCGAGTGAAGAAAAGACATTGAAGGAACGGGTCCTCTCAGAGTTATCGTTCAGAAATCATAAGGTCCTTATTAGGTGTGAGAGGGTTCCTCAGATGAGGGATGTTATTCTCAAGTGGACGAGCGACAGAAGTCCTATGGTAGTCAATGTCAACGTTCAACGATGTGGTCTAGTGGTATTGTTCGCCACAGGTACGACATTGACTTTCGTAGTTAACGACGTAGGTGATACATCGAAGTATGACCTAGTCATTGACGAGCGTGAGAAAAATGAAGTGGAATGAGGTTCTGAAGGGGTCGCAAGATCCCGTTTTTTTCCTTCCTTCGTCAGGGGTGAAGAAACACGCACTGATAAAGGTTCCGACAGGGAGGAAAATCGATATGGGAAAACTGAGAACTCTGATTGGAGTTCCAGTAGTACAAGTAACGGATATGAAGACTCTACCAGAAAGGATGAGAGACCAGCAAATATTGATAGTTCAGATAGACGATATTGGGATGTCTCAGGAAGTGTTGTCTGTTGGGCGAACACTGGATTCAGGGATGGTCTTGGTTAATACAACCATGGGTGAGATGTTCTATAATTCGTTTGCCATATTATGGGTCATCTATTCACAGGGAACCCCGTCTGAGGAACTCAAGAAGTCCTGTGTCGAAGTGGAGATATCCGAGGAGGAAGATATATGGGAGGAAAAGCAATAGCAATCTGTTCAGGTGGGCTCGATTCCACGGTGATGTTGTATGAGATGGTTCATCGGGGGATTGAGACAATAGTTCTAAGTTTCGATTACGGACAGAAGCACAAGATCGAACTTGATTACATCGAGAGAACAGCGAAGAAGTTAGGGTTGCTATGGATCTTAGAACGCATGCCTACGTTCTCAAGTGCCCTCACAAATCTCTCGGAGACTATCCCAATGACAGATTATGATGACAAAGCTCAGAGGGTTACGGTCGTACCGAATAGGAATATGATAATGATTGCTATTGCCGCAGGATATGCGATACAAAATAAAGCAAGGGAAGTATGGTATGCAGCACATACGGGAGATCATGCGATATATCCGGATTGTAGAGAGGAGTTCGTGAGACCCTTGGCAGAGGCGTTGTATAAGGGAACGTATGAGAATATAATTCTAGTTGCTCCGTTCATCGACTTAACAAAGACGGATATAGTCTTGAGGGGAGCTCATCTAGGAGTGCCATTCCAAGATACATGGTCTTGTTATAGCCCAGTTGTGATGTATCAAGCTTATACGGTTAATATCCCGCAGAAAATAGTCCTTTATCACTGTGGGCAATGTGGGACATGCAGAGAGAGGATCGAGGCGTTCAGAGAAGCGAGAGTCGCTGATCCAACTGCGTATATTAACACATGTGGAGTGGTAGTTAAAAATGTGTTATGATGACTACTACGATTCATACACCGGAGGCGTTCATCGATGATCGTCGATGACGTGAATTGCATCTGCGGAGGATGTCCGAAGGACGCAAGTGTCTGTCTGAAAAACGATCACTGTAGCATCCAGAGGAGTGTCATTCTAGTTCAAAACCTCCTGAGGATTATTGCACCTGATGATGTCATTATCGAATGTCGAGTAGAGAAATGCCCGTCCAGGATTCTGAAGGAGGTAAAAGAATGACAATTTATATACTTAATGCACCCGTAGCCACAAACTTCGGACTGTTTAGATACAGTAGACTAACAAGCAATGAAGTGGTAGAATTGATGAAAAGAGGCTATGTGAATGCGATAGGGCATGAGGCTACAGCTAAGTTGTTCTCCTTGGTTACCGGAATAGAGGTTAAAGCGAACAGATTACAAGTAAAAATGATTGCTGGTGACTCCGCTATAGTGTTCTGCTTGAATAGCAGACAGCCGGAGGGCATGGTTATAACTTCCGTGGAGACACTAGAGCAGATAGGATATAGCTTTGGGTTGCTTAAAATGCTAGAAGAGGAAGTGAGATGATGAAGCTCAGTTTCGAAGAGGATATAAAGTTTAGTGCGGCACACTACATTCCGGATCATCCGAAATGTGGCGGCATACACGGACACACGTATTTTGTTAGGAATCTGACTGTCGAAGTCGATGAGTTTGACAAGAATGGAATGTCGATAGACTTCGGAATTATTAAGGATTACTTCAAGAGAGAATGGGATCACAAGTTTATCATTCCTACAGAGGACGCTGATTTCTGGAAACACATTTACGAAGAGTGTGGTAACAATGCAGTTGCAGATAATCGTAAGCTTGTTAAGCATACTACCGCCGAGTATATGGCAGAGAAGATGCAAGAAGACCTAATCAATATATTCGAGCGAAGATACACGCCACACTTCACGTTGTGTGAGGGCCCAGATCAGGGAGTGGAAGTATGACGAGGAAACTTTTGTTAATCGGTTTTCCTGATTTCCAAGAGAATCAGGTTAGGAAAATCTATGATATCATCGAGAAAGCGGTACAAGAATACACTGGAGATCCGACGTGGTACGCGAAACTTGCACCTGGTGGAGAGACTACAGACATTACGTTAGACGACTTAAAAGAAATCGTCCGACAGATGGAATCAGGTGAAGACACAACTCACCCACGGGTAACTGGAACGTACTTTGAGGATACACTAGTGTCAGTGACACTTACTGACAAGAAGGGAGCTGGTTCTTCAGAAGAATACCATGAGGAGTTCATCAAGATGGTGGATCTTCCCGAAGATGTTAGAGAACTGGTTTCAACGGCTTTATTGAAAGCATTAGCGGGTAGAAAGACGGTGGTTATATGAATCGCAAACTTAGGTTCATATTGTTCTCTGGCATTGGATGCACAGCCCTCATCTTGGCAGTAGTAGTGCACAATCCTGACTTAGTCAATGTATTGATTGCAATAGGAGCTACAATCCTCGCATGGGATGCGGTGTTCATAATAGGGGATGGGATACGCGATGAGTAGAGTAAAAGTTCCTGCGTTTGACCCAAGTAAGGTGATAATCAAAGAAACCCATGAAGGAGACAAGCTTCGCCTAGAGGCAGCTGTGAGCATCGTTGTAGTTAGTGATATAGATAAAATTGTAATCGCAACCAACCCAGAGGTTATTGAGCACCAGAAGCACAGAATAAGAGATGCACTTGAAGTGGGTTTCATAGATTCATTCGTCGGGTACCTTAAGAGTCGAGGACAGCAGTTCTCTAAGTTCCCGGTGCCACAGAAGGTCTTTGTTGTCAGAGAGGACCTTCAGGAAGATATTATAATAATGTCAGCGAAAAGATATGCCGAGGAGGTAAAGAAGAGATGATCAGCATTGTTGAGGTATTTAGATCAATCCAAGGAGAGGGCCTCTATATAGGGCATCCCGCGATCTTCGTCCGAACCCACGGATGCAATCTCTCGTGTGACTTCTGTGACACGAAGTACGCGTGGTATACGAACAAAGGGGAAGGTTACAGGGAAGTCGATCAGAAAGAACTTGTGAAAGAAATAGAAGAACTGAACCAGGAGAAGGACATCATCGTACTGACAGGAGGAGAACCGATGATCTGGCAGGATCAACTAGGGGAGATTGTTAAAAAATTCCCTATACATGTGGAAACTAATGGCACGATTCACGCAAATCTATTGATGAAGAGATATGTTAAGCATTTTACTGTGTCACCGAAGGAGTGGAATAAGATGAGCACAGTAAGTGATGTTGAATGGTGGATCAAGGAGCTCAATACAAAAGTAGCACTGAAATTCGTTATAACTACTGAAGGGGACGTCGAGGAGATATCCGAGACGTTTAGTTTACGTAAGGCGAAAGATGTCATTCTGCAACCGGAGAGATATGCGGCAACACAGGCAGGTGATCAGCCCTGGATAACACCGCAAGGGTTGTACTTGAAGCGATTATTGGAGATAGTTGGATGGGCTAATCAGTATCTCAATGGAGTCAATTGGCGAGTTCTCCCACAATTGCACTATCTCTTGTGGGGAAATAGGAAGGGAATTTGAAATGGTAAAAAGAAACGTTTGTGCACCGGAAGATGTCATCGAACGAAGTGAGGAACATACTCCTCATCACTTTGTTCTGAGTAACAAGGATGAGATTATGGATAAGTTCCGAGAAATCTTGTCACTGGCGGGGTTCAATCCTGAGTCAGCCCCGATGAAGAGGACTCCTGAGAGACAATGGGAGGTTCTCCGAACTTTGACTGAAGGGTATGTTATCGATCCGACTCTCGACCGGATGTATAGAGACTATGCTTTAGGAGACCTTGCTGGCGTAAGGATCTGTCCAGGGATCCATTTCGTTTCTTGGTGTGAACACCATCTGATGCCATTCCATGGCACTGTAGACATCGCCTATGTTCCTGGTAACGGCAAAGTCACTGGGTTATCGAAACTTCCTCAACTAGTGCAGAAGTACGCCCGGAGACCTCAATTACAAGAGAAAATGGTTAGCCAGATCGCTGATGAATTAATGACTCGCTGTGAGGCCATCGGAGTAATGGTCATCGCTTCTGGCTACCACACTTGTGAGATGATCGAGGGAATTCACGAGGGGTTCCATCGAGATAAGCCTTATATCACTCCAGAGATTAGGGGATTGTTTGTAGCAAATGTGGCACTCAAGGATGAAGTTCTCTCGCACTTGGCGAGGTTGACATAAGATGGATGAACCTAGTCCTAGGGTCACCCTCTGGTCAGTAGACTTCATCACGGTTACACTAGAGGAACTAGCGGAGATTAAGATGGAACGTGGATCGCAAAAGTTCAATAATCCTGATAATTATGTGACAGGAGATATGATCGGTAGGTATTTGAAACACATAGGCGAATTCCTAGTAGCACTTGAAGATATGGACTATACCCGCATGATGGAATATATCGCCGACGTGCAGAACGTCGGAACATTGTTGTTCCCGAAAGTCCAGGAAGACTATATTAAACAGATGTATGAGGAAACGCAAGCTGTCGGTAGTCTGGATACCTCTGATGAGACCGCTCGGAAATCGAAACAATCCGTAGAGGAGCGAACGAGCGGACCGGAATAGGTCGGAACAAAGACTTTATTTATTTCAAGGGGGAATAAATATAGAATGATTTACGTCGATAGCCGTGAGCCTGCCGAAGTGATGCAGAGAGTCTGGGATAGGAAGATATCTCATATAGTGAAGAAACTCGAGGTGGCGGATTTTCAAAATGAAAAAGAAACGGCGTTTATCGAAAGGAAGAAACCAGAAGACATCTGGGGAAGAGTCCTCAATAAGAACAACGGATGGGATGATCAAATGGGGAGGCTCTCTGAATATGCTTATGCACATAATGCCATGCCTTGGCTCATCGTTGAAGGGAGCTTTGATGCCGCTATACGCCGCACCAACGGGAAGATCCATGTCGATGAGACTCGAGGAGCGATTGTCAGCGCTGCTGTTAGGTATGGAATCGCGGTCTGGAATGCCGACTCGTTGGATGACCTCCTCACCGTGGTCTGTGCTATCTGCGACAAAGCAGATAGAGAACTAGGAGTTCCAAGGAGATTACCATTCTCTCACTTAGCTATGGATAAACGCGCAGCAATCTTGATGAACGTGTGTCATGTAAGTTCGAGACAAGCCGAGTCGTTGTTGAATTACTTTGGATCAGTTAGAAATGTGTTGTTAGCTTCAGAAGATCAACTAGCGATTGTGAATAATGTTGGGAGGATAACTGCGAGAAAGATATGCCAGTATAAGGACTCGGTGTGAGGCTAGTGCATATATATGATCGGATGACAGAGGAATTCGTTCATAGGAAGTGTGCACATGCTGATATCTATCCCGCGCATTATGCTTGTTCACTGGGAGGACATATATTTAACTTGGTGAACCAGAAGACAGAGGTTCTTATGGCTAATGCTATCCCAGTTGATACAAGGTTGCACACAATGTTCGTTGCTCCACCAGGATGTTGCTTAGACCAATGGTCGATAGTCACTATGGCCGATCAGTCGAAGACGTTCCTCAGAGATGTAGTTATAGGAGATAAATTGGCATCACAGAATGGGCAAGAGAACATAGTAACAAACGTAATGAAATCTCTGAAGATCAATATGCTGAGAATACAGCCACATAACATGTGTGTATCTGCAGAGCACGAGATCAAAACAAAAGATGATTGGGCATTTGCCGGAGACCTTCAAGAAGGAGATTTGATAGAGACTAGGTATTCCAAGGAGGGATTGCAATTCCTTGGATGGTGGATTGCCGAAGGGAGATTCGAAGGCAAATGGTGGACGCCGGTCATCGCAAACAAAGATGAATCTGTGATTGAAGAATTAGAAACTGTTGCGAACAAATATGGATGTTCATGGAACGACGCAGGACCTATGGAGTATAGATTCACTCATGGTAAGAATTCTTCTGAGAGAAACAAACTAGCTGAATGGTTGAGATACTTTGGGTATGAGAAAGGTAGAGATACTAATTCAGGGAACAAACATGTACCTGAGGAATTGATGAAATATTTAGAGTTAGATGGGTTAGTTTGGATTCTTAGCCAGATGTGGAGAGGAGATGGTACTGATAGAACACAGATGAGGTATGCATCGAAATCTAGAATGTTACTTGAACAAGTATGTGACATTCTAGATTTAGTTCATGTAGAGTATAGCGTATATGACTACGGCAAAGACACAGCTGAAGTATACGTACATGAAGAGTTTAGAGAAAGATTATATGATGCATTTGAGAGAGCAAGTCACTTCACCCAATTTAAAGGACTAATGAAAATAGACACTGTCCGTGAAGTATTATATCGCAGATACGCTATTGACCTAGAAACCACACAAAGCCATTTTGTTGCGAATGATGTTGTGGTGCATAATAGCAAGACCTTCTGGCAAGAGCAGTTCCTTCGAGGCAAGTGGTGTATATTGGAAGGCACGATGACACAACATGGGTTCGAAGGATCGACGACAGAAGCAGGGTTTGTAGGATCGGCGACGATGTCTGAAAATGGAGATCCCGTCGTGACTCCGGGGTTAGCTAAAGTCTACGAAGAGGGGATCGTGGGATTTGAGGAATTCTCGGCGTTGACGGCGATGATGAAATCTAGCCATTCTCAGCAATTAGATGCAGCGTTGTTGTTGGCCCTTGATAGGGGTTACGTCGTTAAGAGACTCAGGGCGGGAAAGATCGGTTATAAGACTAATGTGACCGTATGGGCGGGAACCCAACCTTCAAGGTTCGATCTAACTTCGGGATTAGGACGAAGATTCTACTATCTTTTGCTGATCCCCACTGAAGAGGACAGGAGAGTGCTAAGAGAGAAGATAAGAGCTGGTTGGGGGGTCAGGATGGACGTGGAGAGGACTAATAAGATCAGAGCTAGTATAGATGAATTGAAGGATCGCCTATTTAAGGTAAAGACAGTTAAAAAGGATCCGTCGGTGAACTTGTTATTAGATGAACTGAATATGCCACCGTATGAAGAACAATTGTATGTCAGATTGATATTGGGATATAAGGTGATCACTGAGGACTTCGGAGAGACGTTGACGTTAGACATCGATCCAACAGTGGAGATGCTGTGCAGACAGGAGTCGATATGGAGGAAGGCAATCAGGAGGGGTCCAGAGATAGCCGAGGTTGTCTCTTTGCTACGGGCAAATGGCAATAGTATGTCCATGATCGAGTTGAGAGATGCAATGATGGAATTCGGAATGGATTGGAAACGATCGAGTGAGTTAATCACCGAGTTGTCGAAGATGAAGATCCTCGCAATGGGGGAAACGAATGTCTCATTAAGAGGGAAGTGGGATGGGTAAAAAGGGTACAATGTTAAGTCTGGACGAAGACCTCGTCGAGCAGGCGAAGAGCCTAAACATCAACATGTCGAATGTGATGAACACGACATTGCAGTACTTGATCGAGGGGTCTTCCCTACAACCGGTCAGGACGGATTTGTTGCTGACCACGCAGGACATAAAGAGGGTCAGAGATGCTATAGATGAGAGGGTGTTAGAACTCGAGGGGCTGAAATATAGACTCGAGCAATTGTTGTTGTTAGAAACGGAACTATCCATACGGCTCGCTGCCGCTGATAGAGATACTGCGTTGGCTAAGGGATTCGAGCAACTACGGTCGATGATAGTAACTCGAGTCTCCAACGACGAGATTCTCAAATCGGCGACAGTGGGGGATATGAATAAGCTATTGAATATGGTTATAGATAACGAGTGGCTCGATAGCTATAGAGGAAGTGTAATGAAGAATGAACAAGTATAGTTTGGGAAAGAAACCGGCGAGGATCGATTCCAGAACGATTCGATTGAAGGCCGTACTTAAGGTTCTGCCACCGATACCGGAGGCATACCTAATAGATTCAAACCTGAGTCAACAGGTCCCGTTGCCGATGTTCGCGAATGACAAGTACGGAGATTGTGTGATTGCAGGTCGCGCTCACCAAACACTTCGGTTTGAATGTACCGAACAATCGCGGTGCATACCGATCACGGACGAAGAAGTCCTCAATGCGTACTGGGATGAAGGATGTTTCTTAAGGAAATGGTTTCCATGGATCAAACCTGATCGGGGGCTTGTGCTCCTAGATTCGTTGAAGTCATGGAGAAGTAATGGCTGGACAGCAGGAGGTAAAGGTTATACTATATATGCGTTCGCGGCACTTGATCCAGGAGATCATCAGGATCTCAAAGCTACGGTGTATCTTCTCGGCGGGGGCAATGTAGGGATCCAGGTTCCTTCGAGCGTCTGGGATCAGTTTGACCACAACCTACCGTGGGATGTAGTTCCAGGTTCATCAATTGAAGGTGGACACTGCATCTTTGTCAACGGATATACCCCCACAGGACCGTTGTGCGTTACCTGGGCGAAACAAGTGCTAATGACATGGGCCTTCTGGGACAAGTACTGCGATGAGTCATATGCGATTGTTGACAACAGGAACATCTGGCAGGAGAACTCCCCAATAGACGTCGATAAATTGGATGCTATTCTCGACGAGATAACGAAGTAAGAGGAGGTGAATCAAGGGTGACGTTGGCAAAAGGTGACCATGTGGTCATCAAAAGAAACGGAAAGATACTCACGGAAGCCGATGAGGCTTACCATGAGTTCGAGGTCTTAGAGAATCCGAACTTTTTGGGGAGGTACGAAGGCGCAGCCCGTTACGAAGTGGTGCTGCAAGTAGTCAAATAAAGGAGGTGAAACGAACGATGGGAGAACAACCAATAGATATGATAACGTTGGCTAAGTACGCAGTTGGAGCGTTGCTGATCATGGCTGGAGTTGGATTGGTCTATATAGGAAAGACTACCGAAGGGCTAGCGGTGATCGCAATTGGGCTCGGATTGCTCGGCTACTCGATTGGCGAGAGACAAGGGCTCAAGAAGGGGTTAGCCCTTTCTAAGGCCTCTGCTTAGTCGATACAAGGTGGAAGCCAATGAAGCCCATGTGGGTGGCATTCATGGCTATTCTTATTTTCTTTGGTGGATTGCAAGTCTACACGTACAGTTATTATGAGGGCAAGTTGACTGAATTGAACACGAGTCAGAATAGAGTTACTTCCTCGGGTATAATCCTCGAGGGCAACGCTTGGTTTGGTCTATCAGGTGATCCGGACGGGTTAGTCGACCTTCAACCCCTCAACTTCGGACCTGTTGGAATAATCACAAGCAGCAGCGTAAGCTTCTACATAGTGAACTCTGGGAAGCCAATGAAGGCGATGATTTATTGGGAGAACCCTTCATGGACGCCGGTCTCGCAGAACGATCTTTTGTTGGTGTGGGATTTAGGTGATACAGTGATCAAAACAGGGGAAATCAAACAGGTAACAGTGACATTGGGTCTTAATGTTGCCTTACCTACAACCATAGCTCAGTTTGTATTTGAGATGCATATTCAGGGAGTTGTCATAGGTGGATAAAGGCTGTCCCAAGTGTGGATCGAAGAAATTAATCAGTGAGGAAGTTATATTAGTAGTACATGGAAGAGATGGCAGGGTGCATCCAGGGAGGAAGGTAACACTTTATAAATGCGGCTCTTGTGGATGGCAAGGGGGATGGAACCAACTAACGAAGATACTTAAGAACCCCCTGTAGCGGTCAGCACGATGTCATACGAGAAGTCCGTGATGATAGTAATAGTGGGCAACACATACACTCGGTACATGCATTGTCGAACGGCGTTTGGTTGTAGGGGAGAGTTATCGTACACCCATTGTATCTGAAAGTACGCGCTTGGGTTCGGCTGTGCACTTGGCTGCCATACCCAATTTATAATCGTCGCGTTGATACTAGTGATCGGTGTACTACTTTGGTTGATGACCCAGAATGTCTTCGTGAACGTCTGACCAGGGGTCAAACTACCCATAGGGATACTCACTATCACCGGTGTCCCGGAAAGTGAACTCGATACAACGAATGTCGGTTCACCTGCTGTAACAAGACCCGTACTCATGATAACCTTATCTACAGTCAACCCCATACGCCTCGGTTGGGCAGACAGATAGATCAATCCTCCTCCTGTTGCAAGAAACAGTGCTCCGAAGAGCATTTGCTGACGGTTCTTGGTTGTCCACGCTGCTGCGAGGACCCAGAGCCCACAAATGATACAACCCACTCCCAATATCAACGTTGGAAGTTCAGTGATTCCTACCATTTTCAATTCCTCCTCACCTGGTTGCCTCCAGCACCTGTGTTCGTGTAAAGGCCACCCCACTACTAGCGGTTCCACCTGATGTCGCTTTCGCATTCCAAGACCCTGGTAACGTTCCATCTGCCGTCCAACTATTGCACGTAAATTGGCCTTGGGCATTCGTCGTTACAGCCAACAGATCTACTGACAAGCTCGTTGGGGTTGTCAGGGTAACAACAACTGACACCCCCACCTGTGGAGTTGTCCCGCGTTTCACAGTGCCTGTGAACTGTGGAACCTCTCCCGGGTTATACGAGGTCTTGTCTGTAACTAACGTGACCGCCAAAGGGGGATTGACTATCTCCCAGACACAAAATGCTACTATACACACAACACAGATGAGGAGGACCACACATATGATATCCTCTGTTTTCATATCATACATCACCTCTAATCCTCTACCGATATAGGCGGAAGGTTCTTAGGCTTCCGTTCCTTTTCTTTTTCTAAAAGACCAATCGCACTTAAAGAGCCGTGCAGGTACTTCGATACTCTAAGACCGTCTTTTGTGATTGACCATATCGTAGTGCTCCAGGTTCTTCGGTCTAAGCCACTTTTCGCTATTTTCTGTCGGTACTGGTTGTCTGCAGATACTGGTTTAGTCTTCTCTTTAGCGAGGCCTCGTTCCTTTAGGTTTTCGAGAATAACGCGAACTGGGTACCACGAAATATTGGTTTCCCGCATCAGCCCAGTCACGGACATATCTTTCCGCGTTAGTGCCAATAAGACATCGAGATGCATCTCAGCCTGTCCGCGTTTCAACCTCATCACCCTGGGACGAGTATAGCATCGACAGTGAAACCCTTAGTTGTGCTTTTAAGCAGAAAATACAGAGTACCCAACGTTGGATGCCGGGGTTTTACGTCCGAGATATCCCCGGCACCTGAGGAGGTTTCGATGTAATAATTCGCTCCCCAAAAATGCACCTTCGCCTTTGCAGAATCCGGTATTCGTGATGTCCGCAATGCCTGAATGCCACTGGGAGTTTTGACCTTCACAAAGGGAATGCCAGTGAGCACCGCGTCCACTGTTACTGCTTTTGTGCTCGATGGCGGAGTTGTGATAATAGCATCAGCCGCGAAGGACTTTTCTGCTTCCCAGGGAAAGTTAAGCGGAAAGTAAGCAAACCGTACCTTCCATGGATTCACCCCACCAGTTAGGTAAACCAAGCCTGTGAAATTGCCATAGGCTCGGTAGAAACACGTCATGTCGGGCCTTGAATTGCCATAATTGTCGGTAGCTAACGGGTCTGAACTTTGGTTGATCCAATCAACCATGGCACTCCAATTTGCTCCGCCGTCGGTACTAGTTTGATAGTAAATATGCTCTGCTACCGCTCCTGGGGGTGTGTTAGTTGTCTTTGTTGACCAGAAACAGTAAAGCGTGGTGTCTCTGATGCTTAATACAGGGAAAGCGTAATAAGGTATATTCGCTTTAACTGTGGTCTCGCTACCCCATAAACCAGTTGAATAGGTTCTCTTACGGGATTTTATGTAACAATATGGATCTATGTATGTCACAAACTCCAGATAAACGTTGTTGCTGGGGTCAGCGACAACGCTATGCTGAACAGAATCACGTATACTTGAAAAAGAAGCTGTTTCCTCCCCGCCCATCGAACCTGTCCACAATCTTCCTTTGACAGTATCGCCATTAAAAGCATACGTGATGTACATTTTGCCGTCAGTTAATGGAATTACAGAAACATCCCAATAATGGATTACGGTGCTCAGTTGATACGTGCTATGAGATGTCCACGTTCCGTTGTTCTGATCGCATTTATTGACAAAGGGGCAAATGTCAAATCCATAATGATTCATATACCCTATCCAAGGATAACCGTTAGAGTCAACCGAAACAAAGGGTTTCGTTATTCCTGACCATGCATCGTAAAGATTCTGCTCATTTATGGTACTCCATGTTATTGAACCGTCATATTTCGGAAAGCCACGTCTATAACGCAGACGAACGCCACTTGCATGAGCGTAGTGCAGATATTGTCCATCGAACCAAATGGAAAATTCGTAGCCATCCGCGGCTGCTCTAACCGTTGTCGCTGCAGACCAAGTTGCACCGTCTGAGCTTGTTCTGTATACCATATTCGTGCCGTTACTGTAGAAAACCCAGAACAAACCGCTTGCGCGGAAGCTCTTACGCTGATACTGAAATGTAATTGCAAGATAATCCGTGCTCGTTCCAACTAAGTGTCCCGCACCGGTTATTCTACCGTCAGCGGTGAAGGTCTTCGTTTTCACTCCGCTTGTAAGAACTGCATCCGCTGTGAAGGTTTTTGTGGATGCGAGTCTAGCGTCAGCTGTGAAAGGTTTAGTTGATCGTTTTACAATTACAGCATCAACTATAGGCGATTTAGTGAATCGTTTTACAATTACAGCATCAACTGTGAAGGCCTTGGGTTTCAGCAGAATAGCGTCAGCCGTGAAGTCCTTAAAATGTACACCCAGAGATATAAGATTCGCGTCGACTGTAAATGGCTTAGTGAACCTCGTTGAAATCCAAGCATCTGCAAGGAGGGCCTTAGTGGGTCTTCTTACAACCCTAGCATCTGCCTTGAAAGTCTTATTGATAGTTTGAAGGCCATTCTTGAAATACCCAGTGTATATGAAGTACTCAAATGAGGTGTTTCCAGTATAGAGTTCTATGGTTGCGCTTACGGATATTCCCACGGTGATTGTGTAACCGTTATATTCTATCGGTGGGTAGGTTGCTCCTTCGCTTTCGTGTACAAGTATGTATCTAGCAAGTGAGCTACCTCCTTTCCGAGCACCTTCGTTATATTCGGTATCTGGGGAGTAGTTGCAAAGGATTAAGCTGACAAAGTTGTTTACATCAACAGGTTCATATTTGTATAGATTACCTAGAGATCCCGTTCCTCCATATATTTGCTCGGAAAGAATACAGAGAGACCGGATAATTGACTCGCTAAGTTTTGGTGCCGCTAAAGTCCAAGCATTAGACCCATTCCATTTTAATAGATAACCGTAAGAATCTCCGGTTCCACCGTATATCTCCCCGTTGAGAACACAAAGAGAGTAAATGGCACTATCCAAAGTGCCATACTCCGGTGCTACTTGAACCCAAGCATTAGATCCATTCCACTTCAGCAGGTTGGCGCTGGGATATGTTCCTCCGTATATGTATCCATTTAGTACACAAAGAGAGCGAATGTCGGTCTCGGTACTATACTTTGATGCTACTTGAACCCAGGCACTTGTTCCATTCCACTTCAGCAGGTTACCATTCGGAGAAGTTCCGCCATATATTACTCCATTTAGGACACAAAGGGAATAGATAGCTGTTTCTGAGCCGTATAGTGGTGCTACTTGAACCCAGGCGCTAGATCCATTCCATCTCAGTAAATTGCCGTTAGGGAATGTTCCACCATATATTTGACCATTCAGTACACAAAGAGAATCGATATATGTTTCTGACCCATACTTTGACGCAACCTGAACCCAAGCACCAGATCCATTCCATCTTAACAGTAAACCGTTGGGATTTGTTCCTCCGTATATTTGTCCATTTAGGACAACGAGGCTCCAGATACCTGTTTCTGACCCATATTTGGGTGCTACTTGAACCCACGCGGTTCCGTTCCACTTAAGAAGGTTCCCATTCGGAATCGTTCCACCATATATCTCGCCATTCAGCACGCAGAGGGAGGTTATATGTGTCTCCGAGCCGTATTGTGCTGCCTTCTGGACCCAAGCCGGCAGAGTAAGTGAGTTCCATGTCGCTGATAAACCCGCCTCGAATGCTTGCCAATTTTCAACGAAGTCGGTCTCCTGGCCGAAGTATCCAAGATCAATTAGGGATTTGCTTGTGCCTTCGTTAATCCAATACTGGATGATATCTGAGGCATCACTCTTTACGTAGAACATGAGGCCGGAGCCACCGTTTGCCTCCGGCTCATGGATGTATGATAGTTTGCGCTCTAATGAACTACCCTTTGTTCTGACACCACCGTTCCAAGACACATCTTGATTCGCTGAGCTGATGATCACACTGTGGACTCTACTGTTAGCAGTTCCCAGGTCAAGATCAGTCCACGCCCCGATGGTAGAGATGGCTGTCGTAGCCATGGTTTCAATAAAGTCACAGCCCGTGAAGTAGCCAAGTATCCTAAAAGAGTGGAGATCACTAACATCCTCCATGTAGACCTCGATAAGACCTGTCGTTGAGTGAACTTTGACAGGCATAGTGTAGACGACTTCCCCACCATCCTCAGCTTCATGGATGCTGATATAGCGATTTAGTGCGGAGCCGTCTGCTCTGACCCCCATCAAATTCTCATTAGCAAGTGTACCGTTACAGAGAGCAATCTCAACAATAGCTCCCTTTGGTACTCCGTGGTTGGTGAAGATATCGTAATCAGTCCATACACCATCGCTTCCGGGAGCTGTGAAACTAGCTACTAATTCTACATATGCGATGGTCATAGACTGCACCTCACGATACGTCTATCCAGATGTCTCCGTTGCGGGGAGAAGGGGGATCTCCGGATATCAGTGGCAAGAGCAACCGTGCACCGGATACATCTAAGACCGCGTTACCCAATATATCTATATCCCCATCACCTCTAAGTTTCAATACGTACCCGCCGGACTCCAAGATGATGTCCTTAGTACCACCGACTGTGAGAATTTTGATAGCATCCCTACCGCCCTCCACAGTCATGTCCAATGTGCCAATTAAGGTTCCGTCATCTTTCACTAGTCTGAAATTGCCAGCTCCATATACGGAAATTTTCCCAGTAGCAGGATCAAAAAAGAACGTCCTCGCTAGTGGTCCCGATTTGAATCCCCAGATACCAGCAGTGAAATTCCCACCGATTGCATCACCTATTAGTGTTGGGGTTGTGATGATATCCGCAAGGTCTCCAATTATACGGATCCCAGCATTGCCACCAGCAATACCAACTAAGGCTTGAGTTGCAATGTCCTTTCCATAAATGGAGTCAGTATCGATATGTATCGTGTTGATTGCCTTAGCACCAACAAAATCGCTTATCCAGTTAGATCTCTTTCCTGCTATTGCATGGAAGGAAACATCCTGATCCGGATCCACAGACACGTAAGCCTTGCAGAGAAGACCCACAGTATTGCCGGTAACATTTGCATAGTTATCCGTAGCTTGTAGCGTAGTGCTTCCCAACGAGAAGTAGAGGTACCAAGTATCCAAATCCACCATCCCAGTCTTTTGGCCAGCATCAATGGCCTGAGAGCTACCATCTGCAAATACAATCGTCCCTGCATGCCAGTGGATATCCGCATGATTGGAACCGGCGTGATCCGTCCTATTTTTGTAGAATTCAACTGTAGATTCATACGGCTGGATACCAGGTCTCATAGCGGCAGCGAAGATTGAATCTTCAGCTATGTGATCCTTGATGATCTTGGTGCCCTTCGCACCGAATGTCTCAATGCCTATCTTCTGGCTTGTGTCTGAGGAGACGGTCAGCTTAGCAATGAGACCTATCTTTGCAGCTGCATAATCACTAGTGACAGTTAACGTTGCAGAGCCGATAGTAAAATAAACATAATAAGTTCCCGCGGAGCCAAGGTCTCCCGTAGAACCTGCGTTTATGGCTAACGTTGTGGCATCAGCAAAGGTAATAGTTCCCGCTCCCCATGTCGCTGTATCCCAATCAACAGCAGTAAACACAAGATTGCTATTCCAAGTCTGGAGGCTCTTTGGAATCTGGCCAATCGAGATGGGATATATCCCCATTTCTTCATACTTCTTCAGATCTATGATCCTATCCTCAACGGTCTTAACTTTAGACGTTATTGCTACTATCGTTAGATCTAATCTCCGTTGGAGTCTCGTAATCTTATAACTCCCCGAAAGACCTAACTCAGCGTCTGATAGCGGGACAGTATCTCCAACAATGATCCATTGTGTGTCCTCCTGAGATGCGTTAATCGCAGAGGGTCCATCGTCAGTATTCAGTTCATTATAATACCTCTGAGCTAGAAGATTCAATGTAGCTACGTCGGCTGCTTTCCTCTCCGTGAACGTCCTGATCTTTGTTCCTGGTCCATAACTGCCCTCAATATATGACCCATTCGCGTCTACCCCTCTGACATAGACCTTCGTAGGTGTCATCTGTCGGTCTTTAATCCTAGTAGATTCCTCCTCCGGGAGGATAGCTAGCGCACCCTTTGCACTTCCCCTAGTGCCTACATGGATAGTATTTGTTGATTTGACCCCCCATACATCAGCTCCTGCAATATCCGCAAGGAACTTCGCTGCATCTAAGCACGCCGCTCGAGCGAACCTCACAGAGACTGTCGGATCGGATCCTGCCGTCCATGAATAATTCACACCAGCCGCAGAGGCCACCGCAGCCAGTATCGTCGAACAAGTGACTCCATTATACACTGCTGTGATGTCCTTATAGAACATTGTATAATAGACAGTCGGGATGACGTTACATATCAGCTCCCCTTTAGTGTGTTTCGCTCCTGTACACGTGCCAATGAAGATATCGGTCATCCCCCCTAGACCGTCATCCCATTGCAGTGACGCATCAACATCCGATGCAATGAGAGTTCTGTTCGTAGAAGTATTCGGTAGGATTATCCGACAAACTTCAGTACCATTGAGGTTTTCATCAGTTGCATCTAAGTACCCCACTGTCGTGGATATCTTAGCGACATATCCTTTGGTTATCTTATATCACCACATGCGTCGATCCACGCCAGAATTCCATATTATAGAAAAATACCCTAGCAAACCCCGGCCGTTCTTCAATATTCATCCCTGCGAACACGAAATCTCTTCCTGAGTAGAGCATTCCAGTAGATGTGATCGTAACTACCGTATGTATCAGATCCTCTAGCTTCCCTGAGCCAGAGAGATAATCCGTAACCAGATTCGCCTTAGTGTGTGCAGCTTCTGCTAGGAGGCCTTCTATCTTGAGAACCTCAGCCTTACGACCAAAACTAATCAACAAAGGCAATGCCGAAGGGAACCTCGTGGATTTGATATCCGCGTCCATCTTGTGTTCGATTCTCATTGGATACCTAGGTAACGTCACACTCCCTATTTGGAAACTCATTCATCACTCCCCCGGGCTAACATTCCTTCCGAATAAACTATCCGCTGAACCACTAGCAGCGGCATCTTGGAGCCTTTGTAGATCTATATCACTGCTCACACTGTCTATATTAATAGTCTGATATACGGTCTGCTGTTGGGAAGTCATACCAGCTCCTACTCCTACTCCCCCTGTTATTGTTGGTTCTGGAGCCTTCGGGAACAACCAACCAAACCACGAGGTCAGATTACTCCATAGCTCTTGCAACCACTTAATGAGCCCCTGCACTGCCGCAGTAACTTCATCCCAGTAGAAGATCAACAGGGTAATGATACCTATTACAGCTAATATCGCCCAGCCAACGGGACCTATAGCTGCAAGGAATCCCGATAATACACTGCCTACAGAGGCAACGAGTGGTATCAAAAACCCGAACACATGTCCTAGTGCTAAAAACAACGGCATTATCAATGCCATGACAGCACCGACTGCCATCATTATCGGCGAGAGCACTAGTAGCACTGCGAGAATTTGTCCGATCAGCGGTGCCCAAGGTTTGAGGAACTCTGCAAAACTCACTAGATAAGGCATCAATCCAGCTACTGCCTGTACTAATGACATGAGTATTATCCCACCGGCCCCTCTCATGACCTCCGTTAACCCATTAATGATTTGTATCAAGTACGGCGCAGCTTCAACGGCTAGCCTCAAGAACTCCGCTTGCAACATTCCTAACGACGTCTGCACTTGTAACCCCACTTCAGGAAGCCTCGCAAGGGTATCCCTCATACCTTCAATATTAGCAATCCCTGCAACATCGAATCCTGCCATTGCCAGCCCCATTGTCGTCGCGAGACTCTCCATACCCCCCTCCCAATCCTGGAGGGCATTGATAAGCATCTGTATTATACCAGTAGCCATCGACCAGATTATCCTTCCTAAGATGAGCAATCTGAATCCTAACCACATAGTGCGGAATCCCATCCCCTTCATTCCGGCAGCTGCTTTACCTGTACCCTTGGCTGCTTTCCCTCCTTCCCCGCCTAAACCTTTAAGTGCTTTAGATATCCCACCGAATATATCCCCAACTGTAACAGGTTCCGTTTGTTTAGTCCAATCCTGCTCCTGTTCAAACTCCGCAGTCTTAGTTCTCTCTCCCATTGTTCCTCCCTTAGTCCAAGAGATGCCCCACTTCCTTGCAGGGCCCCTTGCTGTGGTTTCCCTCGCTAGACCAGGTATCTCAATACCAGCAAGGTTCTCTTTAAGAGTCTGGATAGCTGCCTTAGCTTGTTCTATGATCCCTCCTTCAGGCTTCCGGTATTCCATAGGTTCTCCGGTTACTGCAGCGGCCTTATATGCAACTCCCATCTGTTTTTCGACTACATCAGGGAGGATGTCTACAATGTTCTCTAGGTCGATGTTCTTGAACATATCCTGAATAGCTGTTGCCATCATCCTCTCGATGTAAGTCCTGCTGACTCCAGGAATCCCAGGAGCCATCGCTGGCTGTGCAACCGCCTCCTCAGGGAAGGCTTTCTCAAATCTTGCCCAAAAATCCTTAGCCTGAAGGGCCATTACTTCCCCAGGAGTCTCTGGCATGGGTTCTCTGGCAATGGCCATCCTCTGAGGGCCACGATACGTCATGAAGTCCGCTCTAACCGCGGTGATCTTCTGTGCTAAATCCTTATCAACTATGTTATAATCTGTAGCTAATCTCTTATTCAAATTCTCAAATATATCAATCATCCTACCAAGGACTCTTTGCAACTGCTCAGGCTTCAGTTTGGCAATCATCACGTCGGACATGATTTGTCTTTCTATAGGAACGTCTTCAGCTCTGGCTTTCTTTCTCCTTTTGCCCGCTTTCTCTGTTACCTCAGTGAGTTTGAACTCCTCTTCCGGACCTTCGTCTTCTTCCCCAGCAGCAGCTCCCCCTCCCCTTGGTGGGGGTCCTTCCCCGCCTTCCTCTTCTGTTGGCTCACCTACCTCCTCTTCGTCTTCTTCCCCAGCTTCTATTTCCACTTCAGCTTTCTCGGCCTCAACAACAACAGGGGCAGCTGCTCCTTCAGGTGCTGGAATCAGAATGCCCTCTTGTTTAGCAAACGCAGCAGCAGTGGCCTCTTCCTTCGCTTGTTCTACTCCTGAGACTATTCCTTGGATTTTCTCCTCAGCAATAGTAGGTATTCCGGATGCTCGCATCTCCTCGGGGGTTAGCTCTTCCTTCCTTAGCCTCGGCATCTCAGGGACTCTATGCTCTAAGGCCTCCTTTGCAACCGGCTGTGTAACACCATAGACCTCCTGAGGTTTAGGTACAGGACCTTTCTTATAAACTTCCCTCGAGGCATCCTGTATCCTCTTTAATCTGGCCTCCGCTGCGTCAGCTACCTCTTTGTTCTGCTCCCGCCACTTGACATTAATGTTTAGATCTCTTTCGGCCATCTAATTTATCCCTCGTCAAGTTACCTACGCCGAAATGCTTATACTTGTTAAGTATCCCTGCTGATAACCCCTCTCCTTGACCTGTCCTCTCCATCATGTTGGCCATGATTTTCGCATCTAGCATCATGTCCCAGAGTCCAGGCTCGATATCGTCTAGTAGTCCCTCATCCCGAAGGATTTGGCTCGGGCGTTGGTTCGACTGAGCTGCTAACGCCCCCGCCAATTCCCCCAGGTTGCTGTCCCCCAGAGCGAAACAGTTCTTGCATCTTCTCCTCGGTTAGGTCCGCGAACTTGATTACTTCGTTCAGCAGTTCAAAATAATCAATAATCTCTATGTCCTCTATACTAAGTTCGTCATCGTTAGCAATCTTTCCTATAACCACCTTTGGTTCTATTATACAAGACGCCAAAACGGCATCAACGCTGTCCAGTAATTTTTCCATCTCCCCTTGTGTTAGCTTATCTAACTTCGTTGGATCTGGGATTTCGTCAGGTAATCCTTCTCTGGCCTCCTGAGCAGATAGGAGCTTCATATACGCAGTTCTTCCAGGTTTGCGGATAGTAAATACCGAACCTGAAGATAACGTGAGTTGCTTACGCTTCTTTTCCCGATATTGTCTCGCGCTCATCTTCACCAACTTCCTTTTCTTCTATAACCTTCGGTTCTTCTATGACTTCCGTTCGCAACTTCAATGGAACGAGCATGTCGCCCGTCCAGACCATATCCCTCCCGCAATGGTCACAAGGTTGCGTGCCACATGATCCTTCTTTTGTGTAGTTAACAAACGTGAACGGGGTAGCAGAGCGGATGGTATTCTCCGCTCCGCACGCCGGGCAAATGATCTTAGGCATTTTAGATCGGTCCTGCGGTCATATTCGTCAGCACCATCTGGTTCGATGCACTATAGAACGCCTTGAAGTTCACCGTCTGTCGCAGTCTATCCCTAGTGTTCACAGGAGACGGAATCTCAGTTATCCCTGCTGCCGGGAAACTAAACTCCAAATCATAGCTGTCATGTACTTGACCACTAGGTGGACCATCACACGCTATGCTTATCGCTCCAGTATAGTACTCGTCCTGAGGTGTCGTCGAAGCACCAGCCAATCCATAGAACTTCTGTCTCTGTGTCCAGTCAGCAAACCTTCCCTCAAGTTCTCCCGTTATCTCAAAGCCTTCTTCTACGATGTCCGGCAAGAACCTCGATCCTGTGGTGTGAGCGTCATCAGGAACAGTTCTCTCTATCCTTACTCTGAAGGATTCACACTTGAGAACCTGCCCAAAGGACGTCACTGTAGCGTCGAACAGTGTAAAAGGTCTTACCGAAGGTATCGTACCCAGAGCTGACGGTGCGGCAGCGATGTCTTCCTTATTATACTGCAGTGTCCATGTGGACATCACCGGCCTATCCTGGGCTGCTTCAAACTCCACAGTTTTCACTACGCACCCCAGAAGAGCTAATGCGTTAACCGACGCACCAGTCACATGTTCCATGAAGAAGGATTTCACTCCTTCGCTCATAGTGAACGTATGCTGTTGCATCCCATCGTGTGCGACTGAATTGGCTGTTCCCCAGATCCATTTCAGCAAGTTCGCTATATTGTCCGGTCTCGCGAAAGTCCGCAGCGTATACTCGCCGACGAAGCCTCCCATCACAGCGCCAGTATCCATCAGATAGATTGACTCCCTCAAGTCCATCTGATTATTGTTCGGTACAGGTTCGCCATCCACAAATGGCAAGTACTTCGCTCCGGTTGGATACCCTGCGGGCTTTGAGGCGTACGCGGTTTCCTCTAACACTCCAACCCATCTACTTCCCATTTTCTTTCAACCTCCTTACGCACTTACCAACCGTGCATCCACGGCGAAATTCTTTCTATTAGTCCCGGGTGGCCCCGATGCTAAGTTGTACAGCTCTATCTTCATCGTGGCATCATAAAACGCCTTAAACTCGAGTCGCTGCATCAGCCTATCCCTAGTACCCACTGGGTTTTCTTGCGCTGTTAATCCCACTTTGGGCATCGTAAAAATCAAGTCATAGCTGTCGTAAGTTTGCCCAGACGGAGGACCATCACAATTAATAGATAACTCGCCTGTCAAGTACTCCTTGGCTGGGCTTGACGGCGCACCAGTGCCGAAGAATCTCTGTTTCTGAGACCATCCTTCGAATCTCCCTTCTAGCTCTCCTGTTATCTCGAATCCCTCTTCCACTACATTTGGTAGGAATCTCGATCCAGAGACATGCGCGTCGTCCGGAATCGTTCTCTCTATTCTCAGTCTGAACGACTCACACTTGAGGACCTCACCAAAGGATGTAACAGTTGCATCGTACAACGTGAACGGTCTAACAGCAGGTAGCGTTCCTAACGCAGAAACTGCATCCACGAGATCTTCTGTCCGATATTGCAACGTCCACGTCGCGATCAACGGTCTATCCTGCGAGGCCTCAAACTCAACACTCTTCACGACACATCCCAAGAGGAACGCAGGATTCACTGCTACAACTCCCGGATAATGCTCTGCAGAGAATGTCCTTGCGTCTTCAGCCATGGTAAACGTATGTTTATACATTCCCTGAGCAAAGAGTTCCGTGACTTGTCCCATTGCCCATTTCAGTAAGAATGCCAGGTTATCAGGCCTAGCGAACATCCTTAGGGTGTGCTCTCCTACAAATCCACCCATTGTGGCGCCAGTATCAGGTAAGTATATCGACTCCCTTAGATCCATCTCATTATTATTCGGGACTGGCTCGCCGTCAATGAATGGGTAGTACTGCACACCGCTTGCCCAGCTAGGTTTCACTCCATAACTGGACTCTTCCTTCACCGCTATCCATCTACTTCCCATTTTGTTCCCTCCTATGGATCATCGATCCATGTCTTACACTCGACGGCAAGAGAGATCATTTGTCTCTCGTACCCTGGCACCACAGGGGGATTAGTTATAGCTCGCGTCGGAGTCGTGTCGTTAACCAACCCTCCTAGTGTTCGATCCGCTACGAGTGCTTTACGGATCTTTCCTGACCAATGTATCACGTCTTCTGTTGCTTTTACTATATCCTGCTCATCTGTAAATATATACACAAGAAACGTCATCTTATGATAATCCCCATGGGTGTCCTGAGAGATGGGTTCATTCGTCCCAGGTCCGACCATTACAAGGACCCCTCCTTCGCCTGGAACAGGGGGATTCGCACAGAAGCCCTTGACAACCCTCGTAACACCGAGCCCTGTAATAGCCACGATGATATCGTACACCCTGTCCCAGGCTTCCAACCAGGTGTTCTCTAGATCGTAACTCATATCAATCCCTCAATGTCCCACAGTTGGGTCTCTAACCAAGTGTCGTTAATAGCATCCAACGCCGTGACAATCCCGTTCTCGAAGAAATGTCTCGGCCGAACTCCTGGATGCCATCCAATGTTAAATGGAATAAAGCCCTTTTCTTTCCGGGCTACCCGAAGACCTACTAATCTCCGATCAAGTATAGGGACATATCTCCCCGGAGAAGGTCTTGTTCCGTCGTTAATGAACTTCGCATGAGGAGCAGTCACGGCTACTGAGAACCCATCTTCAATCGGATTCACTTCGACAGAGTCTAGTAATGACCCCGTTCGAACTAGACCGTAGCTCATAATTTCCTCCCTTACGCACTCTGCAATCATATCCGCAGCGTGTTCAGTTATATCAGTCATGATACCTTTGATAGCCGCCTTTAGTGTATGTATCCTGACGATTGTTCCTTCAGTATCAACGTCAATATTGATTGACATTTTATGTATTATCCTCTATTGCGTTTGTTCTCAACTGAACGAGATCAACAATCCCTGATACTCCTGCCTCAAATATCGCTCCTGCGGCAATTAGTGCATTGTTGGCCAACGCCTCATATTGTCCTAGTTGCCTGAGCAACGGACCGGGTACTTGTCCCGCGGTTCTTTCATACTCAGCGGAATACGCCAAATAAGTCAAGTACACTGACAGCATTAACCTTGCGTTATAGACTTTCTCTGCTCCAACAGTGGCAAGAACTTGTACTCTCAACACCGCACTGTAGATCTGCTCTTCGATCGTGGGATCAGAGAGTCTCCTTGCCCCCATATCCGCAAGATAAGCCCTCACTTCGGCCACAGTAGGCCAATCTAACCCCCAGACAATAAAGGCAAATGGATACGCATAATCTTTCGTAGCTACGGTATTTATCCAAGAGACGGTCCATCTTCCTGTAGGGCCTGCTGTTGGGATCGGATAGTCTAAATACCATATCCCCAAATCAACCTTTGTGCAATCTGCTTTAGTTTTGGTTACTATTAGAACTCCCGCAGAACTGTAGATCTTAATCGATGCTGCTGAGGGATCATACAAAGTGCCGTTCTCATCAGTAAATGTTCCCTGAATACGCTTCACTCCGCCAGGTAAGATCACTCAGATTACCCCCGTTGACAAATACCAGTCTGTATTATCAGACTGACCAGAAGTATATAAAAACTTGGTACAGCGAACAATCATCATCAATCACTCCGGTGATGTAAACCCTCCTTTGCGAGAGTCATCTGCTATGACCCCCGATCGGTCGTCAGCAGATATCCCCTCCCCTCTACTATCATCGACTAATTCCATCTGACGACTATCGTCGACGAAGAGCCCTCCTGCGGAACGTTGGGCAAATTCTCCATAGGGCCATGGGCGAGTTATTATAGCGTCAACTCTAAACAACGCCGCACGGATTAACACAGTGTCGATTTCGAACGTAGTTTCTTTCCATCCGCCTAGTATGGCATCTACTTTGAATGTCTTATCGACTCTGCGGAGCAGATATCCATCTGCAGTTGTTACCTTGGTCGACCTACGGACTAGGTACGCATCAGCAGTCGTAGTCTTCGGATAGACACCTTTCAACACTGCATTAGCATTGAATTCCTTCGTCAACCTATCTACTAATACTGCATCAATAATTGGCTCCTTAGTTAGTCTCTTCCTTAACTGAGCGTCTGTTACCGTCTCCTTGGTTAGCCGACCAACCAACCTCCCATCCACTAAGACGTCCTTGGTGAGAGATTTCTTCAGCAAGGCATCCGTAGTGAATGGCTTACCTAGCCTACTAACCATCCAACTGTCAATTAAGAAATCCTTCGTACGAGTTGTTGCCCCGGGAGTGGATAGTATAGCATCTGCTTCAAATGTCTTCGTGGCAGATAACTTCTTTAACCAGGCATCACTTGAAAATGGCTTACTTAACCGACTAACTAATCTTGCGTTAATATCTAAGGTCTTATCTAACCTGCTTACCGTTATGGCATCTGCCATAAAGATTTTACCAGTTCTAAGAATTAACTCTGCATCAGCAATAAATGGCTTACTTAATCTATTAACTACCCAACTGTCAATTAAGAAATCCTTCGTAACGTTTAGCTTCTTTAACCAGGCGTCTACACTCATCGGCTTAATTAGTCTGTTTACCAGCCTTGCATCGGCTACCGTGGGTTTCCCCCTATTCAGATACTTCAGCACGGCGTCTGCACTAAAGGGTTTCGTTAACCTACTTACAACTATTGAATCTACAATTGATTCTTTGGTCTTTCTTGCTACGGGGGAAGCATCAACAGTGAAATCCTTAATAAACCCGACCTTCTTTAGTACTGCATCAACTGTGGCACCCTTTGATAATCTCCGTCTTATATCCGCATTTATCTTATAATCCTTCGTAGATCTCCTAACTACGTACCCATCTGCAACAGTGGTTTTGTCCTTTCTATACCTAAGACCCGCGTCGACTAAGAAGTCCTTCGGAATACCTAATTTCTTCAGTACGGCATCCGCGTTGAGATCCTTTATTAGTCTATTTACTAAAACAACGTCGGTTGCTAATTCTTTGATTAATCTCCGCCTAACCTGTGAGTCTATAGTAATTTCTTTAGTTAACCGCTTAACTAACCTTCCATCTGTTATAAAATCTTTTGTACGAGTTGTTGCTCCGGTAGCTAGTCTTGCATCCGCAGAGAACGTCTTCTCCTTGCGTGAGACTAATATCGCGTCAGCTGTGAATGCCTTATCCTTGTAGAACTTCAGATTCTGCGGACACTCAAAATACGCGGCTGCGGAAGCCACCGGAGTTTGATCTACAACATCCGTCGTACCGTCGTAATACGTATGTGCTGTATATGCAGACGTCTTGACGTTGTTGAGGTAATACCAAACCTCTACAACGATCCTGTCTCCATTAAGGATAGAAAAGTCTCCAGCTGCACCTGCTTGGGTATCTATATAACCCGTCTCAGATGTCGCATCACCGTGGGTGTCCGTCGCTGGCCCTAAGATAGTCTTAACATTCCCTGAACCTTGTCTGTAAACGTAAACAAATACATCATTGAATTGGTTCTGCAGAGTGCTGCTCTCCATCTGCGCGGTAGCAACTTTCCAGTTCGCTTGTCCACCGGTTAACGTCTGTGCTGCTAGTTCTGGGGTTATAAACAACCTCATCAGTACATATCTAGCAACACCAGCGTTGTTAT